TTGAAGCAAAATAAGCCACGTGTTTCAACAAAAAAGACGGCATCTCCTACAGAAAAACATCCTCAATACAACTCTCACAACCAACAAATGCAAAATTTAAACAGGCTCTTAGTATATTAGAATAATTAGACTCTCCGGAAGTTGAGGTTTATCGCATTTTCCTGTTTCCCTCAGTTTGGCTGACAAAACGGGGTCGGTAATCGGATAAGCTACCGGTCTTATTGCTCCTTATCTCGGCGATAATACTAAATAACACTCCGTAAGCGAGTGATAACATAGTTTCTCCTTTGAAGTCTTTTCCTTTGCAGTGTTGATAAAAAAACGAATGAAAATGAAACGAATACTTTATTACTCTCTGGTTTTACTTACTGCCGGTAATGGGATGTTACAAGCGCAGAACTGGATTCATGGAAAAGTGGTCGATAAAGAAGAACGACCGGTAGACGGGGTGGCTGTCGTGTTGCAAACATTGGATTCTACTTATATAGATGCAGTCGTTACGGATAGTCTCGGGGCATTCATGTTGAACAAGGAAGCCGGTCCGAACTATCGTTTGTTGTTCCAGCATCTGCTGTACGAGCCGGTTTGTAAAAAAATCTCGACTGCTGATGCCGGTACGATAAGCCTGACTGAAAAAGATTATGAACTGGAAGGCGTTGTGGTAAAAGCCGAACGTCCGCAGGTCAAAGTGGAAAACGGCGCTTTGAGATACGACGTGCCCCAATTGATGAAAGATAAGGCGGTCAGTAATGCGTTCGAGGTGGTGAAACAGATACCCGGTGTGATCAGTACGGACGATGCTGTCCAACTGTTGGGAGCCGGCAGTCCGAGCATTGTGATCAATGGGCAGTTGACCACGATGTCGGTCGATCAGTTAGTCGGTTTGCTGAAGACAATTCCTGCTTCGCGGGTATGTAACGTAGAGATCATGTATAATGCACCAGCCAAGTATAATATCAAAGGAGCTATGATCAATGTCGTATTAGATAAGGAAACTGTCGAAAAGAATACTTTGCAAGGAGAAACCGGTGTCGATTATTTGCAGCGCCATTATGCGGAGGGAAAAGTCCATGGCAACTTGCTTTACTCCACATCCCGTTTCAATATAGATTTCTTAGCCAATGGGGCTAAGGGACGGAACTATATGGGAGAGGAGATCCAGGCCCTCCATACCCTGAAAGATCAGGTAACGGAGGTCAACCAATCGGGACGTGGCACCCGGAGCGGCATAGATGGAACGATGCGTTTAGGTATGGACTATACTTTCAAAAATGACGACAGGCTCTCTGCCGCCTACTATCTTACGGCCGGCAAATCCGATCTTGAGCGGACGGCCGTTACAACCTTCCAGGCATTGAAATCCGGACAGCCGGTGGAAGAACGCCTGAGCCGTACATACATAGAGGGAAACAGTGCGTTGCACAATGTCCGTATTCAATATGACGGTAACTCCGGACTGATGGCGGGTGCGGATTTTACACGTTATCATTCACCCGGCTTCCAGACATTTGTCGATCAAAGCCATGAAACGACAGTGACGGATATGCAGAATAATTCCAAGCAGGATATTTCACAAGGAGCACTATTTATTAACCATAGCCACACTTTTGAAACCGGGTGGGCACTGAATTACGGTGTCCACGGCGGTTTCACCTCTTCGAAGACTTATATCGATTATCTATATAATAAAGGTAACGGCTATGAATCGGCTCTTGATGAACTTGAAAATAACCGCCAGAAAGAGTATAGTGGAAATGCCTTCTTGGAGGTGTCCAAGGATTTCGGTTCGCATTTCTCTGCAACAGCTTCTCTGAAAGTTGAATACTTTAAATCGGATTATACCTCTAACGGGATGAAATCCACACTTTGGAATGATTGGACCTTATTCCCGAATGCGACACTCAGCTATACGGTCAATCCGATGCACATCATCCAATTGGACATAAGCAGCGACAAAACCTATCCGTCCTATTGGGATGTGACGCCGCAGGAAAGCCCGATCAACTCTTATTCCGTTATCTTAGGCAATCCTTCCCTGAAGCCTTACCGTTCTTATAGCGGGCAGTTGATTTATATCCTGAAGCAGAAATATACGATTCTGGCTTTTTGTGACTATGTGCCCGATTATTTCGCCCAGTTGCCTTATCAGAATACCTCGGAACTGAAAAACGTTTTCCGGTATGAGAACATGGACTACCAGTTGCAATTCGGTGTAGGGGTGATCGTTCCTTTCCGGGTCGGCGAGTTCTGGAACAGCCAAGTGACTTTGTCCGGTCAGCGTATGCAGGAGAAGTTGGACCATTTTCATGATCTGTCTTTCCATAATGAGAAATACACCGGGCAGTTCAAGATGGATAATACGTTTACCCTTTCCAAGTCTCGTCCGAATTTGAAGCTGGATTTGAATGGCTATTTCGTTACCGGAGCCGTGCAGGGAATCTATGATCTCGGTCATCTCTATGATGTGTCTTCTGCATTGAAATGGCAGTTTGCCGACGATCGTGCTACTCTGATTCTGAAATGTAACAACATCTTCCGTAGCAATATGCCTCATACGATGGAAATCAACCAGTCCGGCCAATACAGCCGCCTCTGGAAACTGGACGACCAACGTTGTGTAACGGTTTCTTTTGTCTGGAAGTTCGGCGGTTATAAGAAAAAGCAACATGAAGCGGTGGATGCTTCCCGATTCGGCAAATCGATGTGATCTGTTCTTTTGACATTTAGATAGGGAAAAGAGGGTTGAACATGCTTGTGTATTATTGTCGTATTCTAATTTGAGTGTCTCTCAAATAGCCTACGAATCAGGCTATGGTAATGTTCCATACTTTATCAAGCAATTTGAAAGTATAACCCGGCAAACTCCAAAGGAGTATCGTATTTCTCTTTTGCAAGGTTCGGAGAACCGGATAAAAAGTAGTACATTTGATGCCCGATAACAATTAGAACAAATGGCAGAAAGAGGAAAAAATACAGGAGGAAAAGGGAGGCAGAAACAGGTTGTAGTACCCGATATGGGACGTTTGCAACCACAAGCCCGCGAGTTGGAAGAGGCGGTGTTAGGTGCTCTGATGCTTGAAAAGGATGCTTACTCCATCGTTAGTGAAATATTGAAACCGGAGAGTTTCTATGAGAAGGCACATGAGAAAATTTATGCAGCTATCGTAGATCTGGCGATCAGCCAGCGTCCGGTGGATATGCTGACCGTCACTGAGCAACTGAAGAAGCGAGGCGAATTGGAAGAGGTAGGTGGCCCGTTCTATATTTCCCAGCTGACCAGCAAGGTTGCCAGTAGTGCCCATATCGAATATCATGCTCGTATCATCGCCCAAAAATATCTGGCGCGTGAGTTGATCTCCTTCACTGCTATGATACAGGGCAAGGCTTTTGATGAGTCGATCGATGTGGAAGACCTTATGCAGGAAGCGGAAGGAAAGCTCTTTGAGATTTCTCAGCGCAATGTGAAGAAAGATGTTACCCAGATCAATCCTGTCATCAAGGAAGCGATGGTTATGCTTGAGAAGGCTGCCAATCAAAAAGAAGGGTTGAGCGGTCTGCGCACTGGTTTCGAAGGATTGGACAAAATGACGTCCGGATGGCAGAATTCCGATCTTATCATCATTGCCGCCCGTCCTGCGATGGGTAAGACGGCTTTTGTCCTTTCGATGGCTAAGAATATGGCGGTAAACCATAACACGCCGGTGGCTCTGTTCTCTCTTGAAATGAGTAACGTCCAGCTTGTTAACCGTCTGATCGTGAACGTATGTGAGATTCCGGGCGAGAAGATCAAGAGCGGGCGTTTGGAAAACTATGAATGGGAACAGTTGGACTTTAAGATAAAAGAATTGTATGATGCACCGATTTATGTAGACGATACGCCGAGTCTTTCGGTGTTCGAACTGCGTACGAAGGCTCGTCGTCTGGTGCGTGAGCATGGTATTAAGATCATCATTATCGACTACCTTCAGTTGATGAATGCAAGCGGTATGAGCTTCGGCAGCCGTGAACAGGAAGTAAGTACTATTTCACGGTCGTTGAAAGGATTGGCGAAGGAACTGAACATTCCGATCATTGCCTTGTCTCAGTTGAACCGTGGTGTCGAGGCACGTCAAGGAGCGGAAGGAAAACGCCCGCAGTTGGCCGACTTGCGTGAGTCCGGTGCTATCGAACAGGATGCGGATATGGTTTGTTTTATCCACCGTCCTGAATATTATAAGATAACGGAAGACGAACGTGGTAATTCCTTGATCGGTTTGGCGGAGATTATTATCGCCAAGCATCGTAACGGTGCGGTCGGAGATGTACGTCTTCGTTTCAAGAGCGAGTTCGCCAAGTTCATGAATGTGGACGAAGATGTTCCGGTTCGCGAGTTCTCCTCTAATATGAATAGTTCAGGCCCGATGGAAACAATGCCGCCCATACCACCGGCCGGTACCGATTTCTTGGCTCCCGGCAATAATGAGGTTCCGTTTTAATAATTCTATCCTCTTTTCAAAACATAGGTGTTTAGTATAAATAATTATTTAGTTTAATGGAGTGATATGGCAATTTGTGTTTTCAGCAATTTAATGCCTTTTTATTCTCTTCATTAACCGGGTTCTTTCCTTCCGGTGTGTAGAGATGGTCGATGCGAGAGGCATATGCTTTTTCTATTTTCCCGCGGACGATCTTCATCGTGCTGTTGACCATGCCGTTCTGTTCGGTGAAAGGCTCCGGCAGGATAGCAAAAGCTGCAGGCAGCCAGCGATCGGGGAAAAGGGCGGACAGGTCGCCTCCCTTGCGGAAACGGTCTATCTGGGATTGGATGATCCGGATTGCCTCTTCGCGTCCTTTATCGGATGAAAGATCAAGATACTGGTGCGTCAGATGCTTCTTCAGCCGGTCTTTGTTAGGGACGACGAGGGCAACGGTATAGGGACTCTGGTTGTTATACAGGATCAGCTGGTCGATGCAGGAAGAATGTTCGACGAGTGCCTCCTCGATCCCTTCCGGACTGTATTTTTCCCCGTCACTACCGATCAGCAGACTTTTGAAACGTCCGAGGACGTAGAGCAGACCGTCATGCCCCATATATCCCATATCCCCAGTGTAGAGCCACCCGTCGCGTACGGTTTCGGCAGTTGATACCGGGTTCTTCCAGTAGCCGGCCATCACATTCTCGCCCCGTATGACGATCTCTCCTTTTTCGCCTGCCGGGAGTTCTTTTCCGTCGGCATCGCATATTTTTAGGTCGAGCGGACGGACCAACATACCGCTGCTGCCGAAGGTATGCCGGTGCGGGCCGTTGGTGGAAATTACGGGAGTCGCTTCGCTTAGTCCGTACCCTTGGTACATAGGAAGTCCGATTGCGTAGTAGAACTTTTGCAAGTCTTTATCGAGCAGTGCGCCACCGCCGATGAAAAACTTCAATTGTCCGCCGAAGTTTTCACGGACTTTCGTGAAAAGCATGTGGTCGAACAGGCTCACGAGCGGTTTCAGCAGGAATCGGACACCACGTCCCTTGTCTTCTCCGCCGTCTCCGTTATAGATGTAAGCCACTTTGAGGGCAAAGTCGAACAAACGGGTTATATTCTTGCCCTGGGCACGGATACCTTGTTCGATATTCTTTTTGAAATTCTTGGCCAGTGCCGGGACGCTCAGGATCAAGTAGGGCTTGAACTCTTTGATGTTGACCGGAATGTTCTTTAATGTTTCCAGCCCTGTCCGTCCGACTTGTACTGTTGCTACGGATGCTCCTTTCGACATGAAGATATAAAAACCGACCACATGCGCGAAACAATGGTCGAGTGGGAGGATTATTAATGTGCGCCATGTATCGTCGATATCGACACAAGATAGGGCTTGCTCCACATTCGCCGTATAGTTACGGTGCGTCAGGATGACACCTTTCGGGTCGGCCGTCGTGCCTGAGGTATAGGTAATCGTCGCATAGTCGTTATTCTGTAAGGATTGTCCGACAGCAAGGAAGTCTTCCAGAGAATGAGATGCCAGATATTCTTTCCCCATCCGGAATACTTCGGACCAGGATATTTCTTTTTCTTTATATTCCGGCAGTTCGTCTATCACAATTATTTTTTCGGCTAAAGGCAATTTATCCATGATAGCCCGTATCTTTTTGAGCTGGTTGCCGGAAACCAGGATATATTTCACATCGGCATGCACAAGACGGAACAGCAGGTCGTTCGCTTCTTCGAGCTTGATGGAAAGCGGGACGTTGGTCGCGCCGGCATAGAACATGGCCAGTTCGCCGATGATCCAAGCATTACGGCCTTCCGAAAGGAGCGCCATATTGTCGCCCTTCTTCACTCCGAGAGCTATCAGTCCGGCACCGGCAGCGTAGACTTGTTGCTGAACTTCCTTGTAAGTGGTCGGTTCGAAGGCATCCTTGGTTTTTTCCCACAGGAAGGGATTGTCGGGATATTGTTTTACCGAATTTTCGAAAAGGTCTATAATTGTCTTTTTCATATTATTTATTTTTGTATTTGTACTTTCCCGATTTCATCCAGGTAATTACAAGCCACCTCTACCGTTGGTACATTCTTGATCACGATACTGCGTTTTCCGTTCTGTTCGCGAAGCGTGCATTCGCGTGGATGCTTTTGGATGAAGCCGAGCAGCTTGTCGAAGGCCTCGCTTTCGTAGTAAGGACTTTCGGGATTAGTGACGAGAAAAATGCTCATCTGTCCTTTTTTCAGAATGACTTTTTCCATACCTAACGTCTTTGCCATACGGCGAAGGCGAACGACACGGATCAGTTCTTTCCCTTCTTTCGGCACTTTTCCGAAACGGTCTTTCAGACGCTCGGTAAAAGCAAGTATATCACGCTCTTCCTCCATCTTGTCCAGTTCACGATAGAGGGAGACACGTTCGGAGTCATTCGGGATGTAGGTCGGAGGGAACATCAGTTCCAAATCGCTTTCGATATAGGTTTCACGGACATATTCGCTACCGGTGTCGGGGCGATTTTCGGTAGCGTTGGAATACAGGTCGGCAAATTCTTCCGCTTTCAGTTCGTCAACGGCTTCTTCCAGGATTTTCTGGTACGTTTCGTAGCCCAAGTCGGCGATGAAACCGCTTTGTTCGGCACCTAACATATTACCGGCACCCCGGATGTCAAGGTCCTGCATGGCGATATGGATGCCGCTTCCCAACTCTGAAAAATTCTCGATCGCCTGCAGACGGCGGCGTGCTTCCTGCGTAAGACTTGACAAGGGTGGAGAGAGGAGATAACAGAAGGCTTTCCGGTTACTTCGCCCGACACGACCGCGTAGTTGATGCAGATCGGACAATCCGAACTGTTGTGCATTATTGATGATGATCGTATTTGCATTCGGTACGTCGATGCCACTCTCCACAATGCTCGTGGCGATCAGTACATCGTATTCGTAATTGACGAAATCCAGAATGATCTTTTCCAGCTTCTCCGGTTCCATCTGCCCGTGACCGACAGCGATACGGGCATCCGGCACTTCACGTTTGACAAGCGCTTCCATTTCATAAATATTTTGGATGCGATTGTTGATGAAAAAAACCTGTCCGTTACGGCTCATCTCGAAATTGATGGCTTCTCGGATGATGTCCGGGTTAAAACGTTCTACCTCTGTTTGAACCGGATAGCGGTTGGGTGGGGGAGTCGTGATGCTCGACAAGTCACGGGCTCCCATCAACGAGAATTGCAGGGTACGAGGAATCGGAGTGGCGGTCATGGTGAGCGTGTCGACGTTGGCTTTCAGCTGGCGTAGCTTCTCTTTGACGGATACGCCGAATTTCTGTTCCTCGTCGATAATCAGCAGACCGAGATCTTTGAATGTGACATCTTTTCCGACGATTCGATGGGTGCCGATGATAATGTTGATATTTCCTTCTTTCAAGTCTTTCAAAGTTTCCCTTATCTCTTTCGCCGTACGTGCCCGGCTGATATATTCGATTCGGCAGGGAAAATCTTTCAACCGTTCGGAAAATGTTTGATAGTGCTGGAATGCTAATACTGTAGTCGGGACCAGCACGGCAACTTGCTTGTTGTCCGAAACGGCTTTGAAAGCGGCACGAATGGCTACCTCCGTTTTCCCGAAGCCTACATCTCCGCAAATCAGTCGGTCCATCGGACGGTCGTTCTCCATATCGGCTTTGACATCGGCTGTTGCTTTCATCTGGTCAGGGGTATCTTCGTAGATAAAGCTGGCTTCCAGTTCGTGCTGCATGAAACTGTCTGGACTGTAAGCGAAACCTTTTTCCTGTTTTCGTTTGGAGTAGAGGAGAATCAAATCGCGGGCGATATCTTTTACTTTTGACTTGGTGCGTTCTTTCATCTTCTCCCAGGCTCCTGTTCCGAGTTTACTCAGCTTGGGCGGTTCCCCACTGTCCTTGCCTTTATACTTGGATAGCTTATGGAGAGAGTGAATGCTGACGAATATAATGTCGTTGTTCTGGTAGATCAGTCTGATGGCTTCCTGCATTTTTCCGTTTACTTCCGTACGGACTAGCCCGCCGAATTGTCCGATACCATGATCGATATGTACGATATAATCGCCGGTCGTGAATTGGTTCAACTCCTTCAACGACAGAGAGAGTTTTCCACTTCTTGCTTTATCGCTTTTCAAGTTGAATTTATGAAAGCGGTCGAACAACTGGTGATCCGTGAAAAGGCAGACACGCAAGGTCTCGTCGGCAAAACCTTCATGGATGGTCTTGTTGACGGAGGTAAAAGGTATGTCGTCTCCCCGATCCTCAAAAATGGCCCTGATACGGGTTGCTTGCTTTTCTACATCGCTCAGTATATATAATGTATAGCCGTCTTCTAAATATTTATGGAAAGACTCGCTTACCAAATCGAAATTTTTATGATAGATCGGTTGTGCTTCCATTGAGAAAGTCAGGGTGGCATCGGCTACTCCTGTAGGCCGCGTACCAAAATGGAGCCGGCAGAAACCAAGTGCCGCATGTAGAAAATCCTCTCCGGTAATTAATTTGGCCCGCAGTTGCTCGATGTTGGCAAACGATTCTTCGTCCCCGGTGATTGGTTCTTCATTCCAGATACTGCCGATACGTTCTTTTACCCATGCCATGTCTTTGCTAGCGAGCAGTGTCTCGGATGGCAATGAATCTAGTAAGGATGAGTTGGTCCGGTTTCCTTTTGTCATTTCGGGCACGATATAGATGCTGTCCAGTTTTTCTTTGGATAGCTGTGTTTCCACATCGAACGAACGGATCGTCTCTACTTCGTTTCCAAAGAAGTCGATACGATAGGGAAATTCATACGAGAACGAGAACACATCTAAGATACTGCCGCGCATCGCATACTGCCCTGGCTCATAAACATAATCTACCTGCTCGAAGCCGTATTCGTCCAGTACGTCAGAAACAAACATATTGTCCAACCTTTCGCTGACACTGATCTTCAGCGTGTTTTCTTTCAAGATCTCCCGTGAAATTACTTTCTCCGCCAATGCTTCCGGATAGGTGACAATGATGAAGGGAGCAGTCGGATCCTGCAGCGTGCTGAGAACTTCTGTCCGCAGGATTTCGTTGGCTGGATCCACATGTCCGTACTTGATAGCACGTCGGTAAGCGGAAGGAAAGAAATAGATTCCGTCACCTCCTGTGAGTTGCACCAGATCGTGATAAAAGTAGCCGGCATCCTCTAGGTCATTCAACACACACACATAACTTCCTCTTCTTTTTGAAAAAAGAGAAGCTATTATCATTGCGGCCCCTGAACCGTTCAGTCCTTTCAGAAATATATTGCGGGACGTTTTGTTTTTTAACAGGGTATTTAATGCCGCCACTTGCGGATGGGCGGCATATTGTTTTAGTAAATCTTGTACCTCCAACGGATGAATTGAAAATTGATAATTATATATGCGCAAAATTACGGAAAATGTTACAATAATCTTCCTAAAATCAATGAAAATATCTACCTTCGCGCTTGGGTTGTCAATTGAAATGAGCAGGATCTTCTCATTTTCAATTCTCAATTCTCATTTTTCAATTAAACAGTGGATTATGTCAGACAGTATTGTTAACTGAGGCATATTTTTTGTAATGCTAATCTCCCATAACTGATTATTAAAAAGGTAGTTGTGGGTGTTTGAAATATAATGACTTAGGACTATTTGACCAGTTTTTACCTCCTTACATTGCTGGTTTAACATGGAAGTCTTGCCAGAATAAAAGGCTCCGTTTACAAATAGTTTACAGTGATGGCTTATTTCAAAGTTTGTGTCAGGGGGAAAAGAAAAGATAATACATATCCTATTTACATTAGGGTAACTCACCTTCGTCAAGTAGGATATATCAAGACAAATAAGGTATGCAAGGCTAAGTTTGTCCGGAATGGTGATATAACAGACCCTTATATCATTAAAGATGTGTATGTCCAAATAGAAGCTTATTTGGATCGTTTGAATCGTGTCAATACGGAAGGATGGAATTTGGAGAGGGTTATGAATTTTCTTAAGAATGACCGGGACTCTATTTCATTTTCTGACTTTGGCCGAGAGTTTATCTTGAAAATGGAGAATGAAGGCCGGGGAAGAAGTGCGAAGAACTATCTGTTAGCTCTTAAGAGTATGGAGAGTTACTTAGGTAACCGAAATATATCTTTTTCCGATATAACGTCCTTTTTTCTGAAGGATTGGATTTCTTCTATGAAAAACAGCAGACAGAAAAAGAATGCCTATCCGAATTGCGTGAAAACCATGTTTAGGGCCGGATGCGATAAATATAATGACTACGATACCGGTGAGATGCGCATCAGGCATGATCCGTTTCGTGTGGTAAAGATACCTCCTAAGAATATTGCAGACAAGAAGGCGCTGCCGGTAGATGTTCTCAGGCGTTTTTTTGATGTTAATATTACCTCTTTGAAACCAAGTAAACGAGGTATGCCACCAAGAGCATATATCGCCAAAGATGTATCATTATTGGTGTTTTGCCTGGTTGGAATAAATACGGTGGATCTTTACAATTTGGGTAAAGGTTGTTATAAGGATGGAAAACTCTGCTATAATAGAATGAAGACAAAGGGGCGGAGAGCTGATGAGGCCTATATTGAGATAGAGGTTCCGGATCTAGTAAAACCTTTGTTTCTTAAATATCAAGGAAGAGGGGACAGGTTGTTTAATTTCAATGAAATATATGCTTCGGATAAGACTTTTAATGATTGCGTGAATAGAGGAATAAAGGATATTGTGAGGTTGGGTGGTTTGCCTCCTGTTTCTACATATTCATTCCGGCATTCTTGGGCTACAATAGCTCAGGTTGTTTTTGAAGCTGGGTTAGATGTTGTTGGGTTATGTCTAAATCATGCGTCTCCGCTCCGGGTGACGGCTGGTTATGTAAAAACAGACTTTAGTATCATTGATCGTTTAAATATTAAGATACTGAGGTATGTCTTTGAAGAAAAAATAAAAAAAGGCGGAAATAATTTGTAGATTAAGAAAAAGCCTCTATATTTGCGGTTGAAATAGCGAGTTGGATTTTGAACGAAAGTTTGAGATCCAACTTTTTGTGTTTATATATATTGTCTTAAACTTTCCTGTAAATATCCGATAAATAACTACTTACCTGGTGCCTTCCATAAAATTAGGCACAATGACAATATCTGTTTCAAAAAATATGTTGCTTGCGAAATTGCAGCAACTTTCTCGAATAATTCCGTCGAAATCTACGACTCCGATAGTATGCAACTACCTGTTCGAAATCAAAGATGGACGGTTGTTTATTACGACTGCCAATGACGAAGGCCGGATTACGGCCAGTTTGGAATGTATGGCAGAGGAAGATCTTTCAATTTGTGTTCCTGCCTCCATTCTTGATGGGCTGAAAACATTGCCGGAGCAGCCTCTTGATATTTCTATCAATCCGGACAATAAATCGATTCTTATTAAATATCATGGGGGTAAATTTGAGGTAGTCGGATATGATTCGAAGCCTTTCCCGCAAAAGAAAAAGACAGAGATCCTGGATAAAATCAAGACTACGGCAGAAGAATTCAATAACGGTATTTCCAAAGTGATCAATTTTGCGGATACAGACGAACTGCGTCCTATCATGAACTCCGTATCTATTGAAACGGTTCCGGGTGAAATTATATTTGTTTCCTCTAACGGCTATGGACTCGGTTTGTTTAAGAGAAAAAATAAACGTTGTACGGAAACCTGTTCGGTTGTTATCAGTCGGCAGATAGCATCTGTGTTAAAAGGGTTAATCCCGTTATCTGAAGAAGAATTGGTAATTAAAGTAGGAAGCGATTGGTCAGAAATCTCTTTCGAGGATTACGAAATTTCTTTTCGAAATGTGGAAGGTCGTTATCCCAATTGGCGGGCTGTTGTTCCGAAATCTAACAATCTTGAACTGAAAGCAGATACCAAATTACTATTGGGAGCCATAAAGCGCACTTCTGTATTTTCAAGTAAAGTATCATGCCTTATAAAATTGAGTGCCAGTTATGATAAGCTTGTTGTATCAGCCCAGGACTTGGATTATTCCACTTCTGCAGAAGAAACCATTCCGGTAGAGTTTGGCGAAAAAGAGTTTGTTATTGGCGTAAAAGCAACTTTGATACAGGATATGCTTTCCGGTATTAATGACGATCGTTCAATACTTTCTTTCGGTACTCCCAGTACCGCTATTCTTATCGCACCGGAAAAGCAAGCCGAGGGCGAAGAACTTACCTATTTATTAATGCCTATGACAATCCAGTAAGTTATGAAAGAGTTCAAAGATACAATACAGAAATATTTGCAGGAGAGAGCAGTGGAAGATCCCCTGTTTGCTCCGAAGTTTACCAATCCAAATAAGAGTATTGATGAGTGCTGCCGTTACATTATGGGAGAAGCCCGTAAACGGGGAACTTCTGTCGTAATGAGTGATGCAGAAGTCTTTGGGATGGCCGTACATTATTATGACGAAGAGAATATCAAGATAGAAAAAGTTTCTGCCGGTTGCTCTGTTTCTTCTTCTTCTCATAAGGTAGAACTTTCGGAAGAAGAAAAGAATGCTGCCCGTGAAGCGGCTATCAAACGATTGACCGAAGAGCAATACCGATCGCTTAAAAAGAAGCCGGCCAAGAAGAAGGTTGATGAGAGTGTCCAACAAATGAGCCTGTTTTAATATGAAACCGAGAACGAAATTGGAAAAGTTGGTGACGGAGTTAAGCGAAAAGCTGCCTGACATCACAAAGGAACAGGTAAACTGGGCCAAAGAGCATCTGTTTGGCCATCTTGCCTATAAATGTAAGGATGAGCTATGGTGTTCCGAATGTGGTAAGATGTGGGTCAATACGAGTAAAGATAAATTGGGCGAAAAAATCGAATGTCCCCATTGTCATCATCTGCTGGACGTAAAAGTCAGTCGAAAGCAGAAGATCCATAAAGAGGCGTATATGTCCATCCTGCAAGTGAAAGGCGGGTTCCAGGTGATCCGGCATATACTATGCTGGAAAAATGTTCGGAAGGAAACTTCTCCGGTGTATTATGATTTTACAGAAGTGGTTCAAGAGTGGATTCGTGAAGACGGAAAACGTACGATCATAGCCCGACCGATTAATATGGGAGGTAACGGATTTGCGTATAGTTCACCTCTCAGCATCAAAGGAGAATATGGAAGTAATCCATATAACTATTACGGTGATTTGTATGCGATATATGGAGAGCTTTATCCAAGGAAAGAGCTGCTGCCGGAATTGAAAAAACGGGGACTGAATCGATGGTTCCCGGATGTAACCCCGTCAAAATTGATACGTGACTTGTTGAAAGGCGGAAATGATGTGGAACTGTGTCTCAAGACCGGGCAAATATCCATGTTGAAGCACATGTATAAAAACGGCTTCTGTCAACTTCGCTATAAACCGTCGTTCAACATCTGCAACCGCAACCATTACATCATTAAGGACGCTTCTATGTGGGAAGATTATATGTCTTTACAATCTTATTTCGGCAAGGACTTGCGTAACGCGCATTATGTCTGTCCCAAGAACCTGAAAGTTGCACATGATAGGCTCTTGAAAAAGAAAACGGCAATAGAAGCCAAGTTGAGACAGGAAAGGAACCGTATAGCAGCTATCCGTAGGCGTGAAAAGCTCATGAAGGATATAGCCGGCTTCTACGAACGGATGAAAAAGTTCTTTGGGATGAAAATCACGGATGGCAACATAGTCATTTGCCCGTTGGAGAGTATAACCCAGTTTTATCAGGAAGGAAAGGCGATGCACCATTGCGTGTATAGTAATGGGTATTATAAACGGTCGGATTGTTTGATTCTGTCTGCCAAAGATACCGACGGAAAGCGTATCGAGACGATAGAGGTAAACTTGAAGACACTGGATATCGTCCAGTCTCGAGCTGTTTGCAATGGTGTAAGTGAGTATCACGACCAGATAGTAAAACTGGTGAAAAAGAATATGAACCTGATTCGTCAGAAATTGATAGCATAAAAGATTTAGTTGAATGGAATATATAGAATTTCTAAGAAATAAGATGGCTATCAGCCATCAAACAGGATTTGAAATTAATTCGGAAGAAATTACCCCGACATTATATCCTCATGTAAAAGATACTGTTCGTTGGGCGGTTGCCGGTGGATGCCGTGCTATATTCTCCAGCTTCGGTATGCAAAAGACAGTCACCCAACTGGAAATACTACGGGTAATCTTGAACCATAAAGGAGGCAAGGGATTGATCGTTTGCCCTAAGCGTGTGGTAGTCGAGTTCCTAACACAAGCGGAACAACACTTGCACATGAAAGTAACTTATGTCCGAACTATGGCAGATGTGATGATATGTCCTACCGACATCATGGTAACAAACTACGAACGTGTGCGTGATGGTGAGGATGGAGTGAGAATAGATCCGTCCTATTTTACTGCAACATCATTGGATGAAGCCAGCGTGTTGCGCGGATTCGGCACCAAGACCTATCAGGAGTTTCTACCGTTGTTCTCGGGTGTTCCTTACAGGTTTGTCGCTACGGCTACACCTTCGCCAAACAGATACAAGGAACTTATACATTATGCTGGTTATCTTGGTGTGATGGACACCGGACAGGCTCTTACTCGATTCTTTCAGCGAGACAGCACGAAGGCGAATAACTTGACACTTTATCCGCATAAGGAAAAAGAATTTTGGTTGTGGGTATCTACATGGGCGCTGTTCCTAACCAAGCCTTCCGACCTCGGTTATCCGGATACTGGCTATGAGTTGCCTGAACTCCGTGTACATGAAGAGATTGTGAATGTGGACAATTCTACGGCTGGAGCTGATCGTGACGGACAGGTGAAAATGTTTCGTGAGGCTGCTCTCGGACTTGCAGACGCAGCAAAGGAACGTAGGGATAATATGGTTGAAAAGATAGCCAGTGTAGTGGAAATCATCAACCGGCCAGAGAACAAAGACGATCATTTTCTTTTGTGGCATGATTTGGAATCTGAACGAGTGAAATTGTGCAAAGCTGTTCCTGGCTGTAAGGCCGTATATGGTTCGCAAGATGATGATGAAGCCGATAAGATAATATCCGACTTTAAAGATGGACGGTTAAAATACTTGGCAGCTAAACCGGAAATGCTAGGCGAAGGTCTAAACTTCCAATATCATTGCCATAAGGCGATCATGTTTATAGATTACCGGTTCAATGACAAATTCCAGGCGATAGCCCGTATTTATCGGTTTATGCAAAAATATCCCGTTGATCTTTATTTGGTCTATGCAGAAAGCGAGGGAGAGATATACAAGAACTTTATGCAGAAGTGGGCACAGCATAACGACATGGTTTCTAAAATGACCGATATAGTACACGCTAATGGTCTGTTTGGATTAAAGGCAGAAGAAAAGATGATGCGTTGGATGTTCGCTAGACGTGAGGAAAAATCCGGGAAGTTATGGAGAGCTATTAACAATGACAATGTATTGGAATGTCAGCTGATGGAAAGCAACTCTGTTGATCTGATCGTAACCAGTATTCCGTTTTCCAACCATTACGAGTACACGCCTACTTATAATGACTTTGGTCATAATGAGAATAACGATAAGTTCTTTGAACAGATGGATTACCTCACGCCGGAACTAATGCGTATCTTGAAGCCCGGCCGTCTTGCCTGTATTCATGTAAAAGACCGTGTTTTGTTTGGGAATGCTACGGGCGACGGTATGCCGACTATCGATCCGTTTAGCGAAATGACAGTATTCCATTACATGAAACATGGATTCCGGTACATGGGACGTATCACGGTAGATACGGATGTCGTAAGGGAGAATAATCAAACTTACAGATTGGGTTATACAGAAATGTGCAAAGACGGCTCTAAGATGGGTATAGGTTGCCCAGAATATGTATTGCTTTTCCGCAAACTGCCAACAGATACGTCACGTGCATACGCAGATCTACCTGTAACCAAAAACAAAAGCGAATACTCGCTGGCCCGTTGGCAGATCGATGCCCATGCAAGTTGGAAGTCTTCCGGCAATTCATTGTTGTCATACGAAGATATGAAAGGTGCTGGAATAGATAAGATTCGGCATTTGTTCCGTAACTACGAACGTGAACATATCTACAACTATGAAGAGCACGTTTCATTTGCTGAAGAGCTGGATGCATACGGGAAACTGCCAAAGACATTTATGGCCGTTGATCCGGTAAGCAAAAAGGATTGGATATGGGATGATGTGGTTCGTATGCGGACGCTTAACACCAAACAGTCGCAAAAGAAACGACAGAATCATATTTGCCCTCTTCAGTTGGACATCGTTGAAAGGCTGATTGAACGGTATTCAAACAAAGGCGAATTGGTATTTGATCCGTTTGGTGGTATTGGAACCGTCCCTTATTGTGCTGTCAAGTTAGGCCGTAGAGGTCTTTCTACGGAACTTAATTATGACTATTGGAAAGATAGCCTTACTTATTTGCGTGAGATTGAAATGGAAGTCGAGGCTCCTACTTTGTTTGATTTGATGGGAATTCCTGAAAGAATGACTGTATAAATATGCCAAGAATTAGAACTATAGTACCGGAATTTTGGGAAGATGAAAGGTTTTCGAACGTATCTCTTCCGGCTTGTCTGCTTTATATAGGCATGAAAAACTTTGCTGATGATAGCGGTGTCATTTTAGCTAATGAAACTATCATCAAGTCGAAAGTCTTTCCTGCCCGCGAAGATATTCGTAAGCAGCAGGTTTCTGGGTGGCTGCAAGAACTGATTGAAAACTCTATCCTTGTACCTTTTACATTCGAAAACAAAAGCTACTACGTGATGGACTTTTCCAGTGAGCGCATCGACAAACCGCAAAAGTCAAAAATTCCTGCAGAAGTAATAGAAAACGTTCTTTCGGGCAAAAAACAAAGCAATTCGGGAACATTCGCGAATAATCCCGAACAGTCGGGAATATTCGAAACTACTCCTGCTGGAAAGGAGAGTAAAGGAGAGGATTGTAAAGGAGAGGAGGGTTATACGCGCGCAGGCACGCGCAACCCTGACCCCGAACCGGAGAAACCCAAGAATGAAAATTTTGAAAAGTTCAAGCAATGGATTGCTGCGAATGCTCCTAATGTGGCTAAACTGAAAGAGCCGTTTACGGAAGAACAATTCGAACGAATAAAGCGAGATTTCTCGCTTCAGTTAATCCAGGACACTCTTGTCTCGATGCACAACTATCGAGAGTTGCTCAAAAAGTACGTTAGTGCAAACCTTACGTTCCGCAAATGGGCGAAACGTGATTTAGAAAAATATCAAGATGGACAAACAACAAGCAATACAACTGTTTTCACAGATAGACTCAACAACAGGCGTACTTCCTCCGGAACTGATGCCGAAAACAAGAGACGCGAGCGTGAGCATCTTGGGCACCTTGCCGATGCCATATTACAACAGTCTGCGGCCCAAAACAGTAAATGACGTGTTTGATAGCCCAAGTTGCTCTATAGCGGTTATGAACAAAGAATTTGGAGAGACGCATCTTCGTGGATTTATGGTAAAAGTCTTGAATGATTTGATAGATTTTTTCAATGTCGGAAAATCGATCGGAGCGGTGCAAGTCGCACAAACAGTTGATCTGATTATTGATGAATACTATTTCTTTAAGCCTGATGATTTCAAGCTATGTTTTAATCGGGCGAAAAAGGGATTGTATGGAAAGGTTTATGATCGGATAGACGGGGCTGTTATCTTAGAATGGCTTGGCCGGTATGAGAAAGAAAGGGGGGCTATGGCCATGGATGATAGTATCAATAATTCCAAAAGCTGGGATATACCGGAAGGCGATAGGACTTCTAAAACATTGGAACAAGCGTACCATGAGTTTAGGAAGTATGATTTTGAACGAAAATATAAGGTGTAAATATTAAAAAACAAGAAACTATAATGCAAGAAAATAAAATACAGGTCGGTAATACCGAACAAGTTTTACTGTCAAAAAAGAACTATCACCGTGCACTTAAGGTGGTGAGTATAGCAAATCCGGAACAAGGTGAATGGCTTTTTAACTGGAGAGGAAAGAAGTTAAGCCAAAATTTAATGAGTTGCGACTATACACATACTGCAATCCGTATTTCCAACAACGAGGAAATTGTTATTTATGACAAAGACTTAGGCTCCTGGGTTGTTACAGAGTGGAAATACGATGTCAACCTTGAAGAACTTTGGAAATGCGCTTGTGACGCTTTTTATTCTACGAGTTTCAACCCGGAAGAGCGAGCCGCTCTGTATATTCGTGATTGCGAAAAGGAATTGAATGCCGACCTTGAAAATATGCCGGAAAACGAGAAGGAGCACTATATTACGAAATACAAAGAATGGGTTCGTACTTTATTTTACAAACATTCTCGCATCATGAGTGCCATGATAACGGGGCCAGCACGTTTCCCTTCAAGACGAAATGAGAAGATGAATAATTATTATGACAATGCTGTAAATGAATTTAGAACATGGAGAGAAAAAGCACTCAAGGCGATATCTCGTAAGATAGAAGATGCAAAACCGAAAGAACAAAAAGCAGAGGAAGAATGGACGAGACTTAAACGCTCAATATATTTCTCTGCTTCTACAATTAAGGGTATCAATGACGGTACGGAAAGAGGATACAATAAAGCCTTGTTTGTTTCCAGTATTTACGGTAAAGTTGAAACATACGCAAAGCGCGGTGATGTGATAATTGTAGAAAAGGCAATTGCCTATGTTAGAGAGCTAAATAAACAATCCTCTATCATTACTGAACGTCATAAATTCTTTAAACTTGCTGAAATGGCGAAAGCTGTATGCGAAGCTCAGGAAGTAAGGTTAAATAAAGAAGATACCGAAATACTTTTCGAGGGTGGCCGGGTAATCAAAAACTATTCCGAGGACAGGGTGCAGATAGTTTTCGACACAAAGCCGCAACCAGACGTTATTTCAAATCTCAAACATAACGGTTTTCGCTGGTCACCCCGTTTTTCAGCATGGCAACGCCAATTGACGAATAACGCCTATTATGCTGTTTCTCGTGTAGTTCCTATTACTGTTGAACAATTGATGAAAGGAGAAAACAAATGAACATTGGTTTATTGGCTGTTGATAGTTCTTATCCTAACCTGGCATTAATGAAGATCAGCGCCAGCCATAAGGCGAGTGGCGATAATGTGGAATGGTATAATCCTCTCTGTCGCTACGATAAAGTGTACATGGCGAAAGTCTTCAGCTTTACACCCGATTATGGTTACTACATCAATGCAAAGGAAATAGAACAAGGCGGAACAGGGTACGACCTGCATAAGGCCTTGCCCGACAATATAGACCAGTTGCAACCTGATTATTCGATCTATTCCTCCATTGACAGCAAGATGGCTTACGGTTTCCTTACTCGGGGATGCTCCAATAGATGCAAGTGGTGTGTGGTTTCCAAAAAAGAAGGTAACATCAGGCCTTACATGGATGTGAAAGAGATAGCCATTGAAGGACGGACAAACTTAATTCTTATGGACAACAACGTGCTTGCATCGGATTACGGATTGGAACAAATAGAAAAGATCGTCCGTCTTGGACTTCGGGTGGACTTCAATCAAGGGTTGGACGCTCGGTTGGTGACAGACGACGTTGCCCTGCTATTGGCAAAAGTCAAATGGATAAAACGTATTCGCTTTGGATGTGATACGCCGAGACAGATCGCCGATGTCGAACGGGCAGCGAAGCTGATTGACAAGTACGGTTACAAAGGCGAATATTTCCTCTATTGCATCTTGATGGACTTTAAAGAGTCGTTTCACCGGGTCAATTATTGGAAAAGTGTTAGCCGTCGATTTGTACCGCATTGCCAACCTTTCCGTGATTTGAGCAATCCGCGTCAGGTCATCCCGCAATGGCAGAAAGATATGGCCCATTGGGCTGATCGGAAAGAACTTTATATGAGTTGTGAGTTTAAAGACTTTTCTCCTCGTAAAGGTTTTTAGATGCAATAAGTATTTTATTAATAACTAAAAAGATATGAGTGAAGCTATTTTAAAGAAATACGAAACGGAAATATACCCATTCAAGGTATGGGTAGCCATTGCACAAGACAGAGACGAAATATTAAAGAAGTTCGTTGATTACACAGATGGTACCCCTGTTAAAGATGTCCCTCAAACAGATTTCGTGCAATGCGTCGAAGAAACAAAGACGGGAAATTACGGCGCGTTAATTGTCTTTTATGATGAAAGCAGGCTTACACATAGAACCGTCACTCACGAGGTCATACACGCCGTCGGAGACTTGCTTCAATGCATAGGAGACGAAATCTCCGGAAATGAACAAACTGCGTACCTGGCTGGCTGGATTGCTGATTGCTGTGAAAAAGCTAAATATGAAATTAATATCTAAAAAAAAAGTGAATCATGAGCGAACAAAATAAGCAATGTCCTGAATTTCCATTTTTTGGTGCATCTTATTCAGATGCTCGTTGTATCAATGGATATCTATGGGATTTGGATAAATGTGACGAAAACGGGAATTTATATGGAGTGGGCGATATTCCTTGCCCATTCTGCAATACCGAGAAATTTATTGAGTATGATCCGTTTTCAAAAGAAGATGAATTTTATGAAGGTATTGAGAATGAAGAAAAAGCTAAAGAAAAATCCCGCGAATGGTATTTGAATTGGATTAACTATATGCGAGAACAAATTAAATAATAAATATAGTTGAGTCATGAAACCTCAAAAAATGTGGATGCTTTTTGACCCTCAGGACAGACCTAATTATCTTACTTTAAGATATTGCAAGAAAGATAGTATTACTGCTTTCTTTAGGTATGAATATTGGTCAAAAGCTCGGAAATTTGGATGGAGATGTAAGAAAGTACTTATTACTGCAACTTTAATAATTAAAAAATAATTGAGTCATGAAAACTATAAAGAATTTGACCGTAACGGTTACTTACACAGTAGGCTTAGAGGATATAGAAGTTCCAGAAGAAGTATATGATGATCTAATAGAAAACTACGATAGCGGAGCGTGGGAAGTTCCTGAAGATTCCATTGCGGCTGGATGGCTTGCTGATAACATCATAGAAAAAGATGCGATGAGTTGGAGTTATGAAATTGATGATTTAAAATAATATTTAAAAAAGAACTGAGTCATGGACAACAAGTATATCTACTACAATACGCTAGTACCTAAAGAGCCTATTTTTCTGGATGAAATAGAAGCCAGCCTCCCGATGTGGGAAAATAAACCACCGGCATGGAAAGGTTCTTCTTCCAAATCCGGAAGAAGCGAAAAACAGATCAAGAAAGATCGTAAGAAGAAGAAAATGAATAAGCGTAATCATAAAAAATAACTAATAAAAAGATGAAAGTTAAAAAGTTACTGATAGGACGACTATATAAATGTACCTATCCTAACAGGGAAGGTGAATATGTATATGTCGGTGAGCATCTGATTGGGTATTGTTTCAATGGATGTGGAGGAAATCGAAACATAGCCATAAGTGAAAGAATGGTTGAAAAGCACATCCATGAGACGGATTAAGCTCAAATCACGCAAGAAGTGAGTTAAGAAAGCCCTTGGTAATCCTGAGGGCTTTCTTTCTGTTCTTTATATCTTATATGAAACTAAGATTATGAAAACGCAAAAATGTATAGCCTGTGGCCGGGAAACAGTTTCTGTGATCAAAACAGAAGAAGGACATATCTGCTATAACTGTTACTCTGATAAAAAGAACCCTCCAAAACAAAAGCAACACCATGATAACGAAGAAGCTCGGATTCAGTCGGAGTTTTTCAGCAAGGTTCCTTTATTCTTTCCTAATTTGCCGGATCGACTTCTTTTTGCAGTCCCGAACGGTGGCAGCCGGCATAAAATAGAAGCGGCTAATATGAAGCACCAAGGCGTTAAACGTGGAGTGGCCGATGTAATCCTTCAGATACCGAAAAAGGGATATGCTTCTCTTTGTCTAGAGTTCAAGACATCTACAGGTAAACAGTCTGCAGAGCAAAAGGAATACCAACGCCAGGTTGAAATGGCAGGTAGTAAGTATGTGATTGTTCGGAGCGTGGAACAGGCTATCCGGGAACTGCAACTGTATTTAGGTTAATAGATTTCTCTGTTATATTTTAGAATAAAAGTTATGGCTGAATTGAAGTATGACCCTCGGAATTATCGTATCCACACGGATAAGAATAAAAGACTTATTAAAAAGAGCCTGGAGGACTGTGGAACCGGTCGTTCTATTCTTCTGGATAAGAACGATGTTATTATTGCCGGGAATGGCGTTTATGAGCAGGCTTTAGAACTGGGGTTGAAAGTCCGAATTGTTGAGTCTGATGGAAATGAATTGATAGCGATCAGAAGAACGGATTTGTCTACAGAGGATGAAAAAAGAAAGCTTTTGGCTCTGGCTGATAACCATACATCAGATACTTCTATGTTCGATTTTGCAGCTGTGGTTGAAGATTTTGGTATTGACGAGCTTGGTGATTGGGAGTTGGAGCTTCCATTTGATGATATACCGACAGATGTAGACCGCTTCTTTGAGGGTGCAGATAAGGTTGAGAATAAAAGAAAGACGATGGTTTGCCCTCATTGTGGAAAGGAAATAGAGCTATGATCCTATATTTAGCCAGTTATAAAACATGTGCCAAGCGATGGAATTTAGATACAAAAGATATTTATCTTTTAAGTTCTTTCTGGGAGCATAAGTCAGGAAATTGCGATAGTTTCGTCTACCAGGATAGACATATTTTGGATAGTGGGGCTTTTTCCGCGTTCTCCGGGAAGAACAATAATTTCGATTGGGATGGATATGTAAGGAAATACGCGGATTTTGTCTACAAAAACAATATAAGGCTATTTTTTGAGCTTGATATAGATATTGTTGTTGGGATTGATAAGGTTGAGTATTACCGAGAATACCTCAAGGATAGGACTGGCAGGAACCCTATCCCGGTTTGGCATTCCAATAGGGGAAAGGATTATTTTGTCAAGATGTGCGAGGATTATCCTTATGTAGCTATTGGTACGACATTGGCCACCGATGAGGGCAGAAAGATAAGAAAGAACCCGATGATCCTTAAATGGTTCATAGACCAGGCGCACACGGCCGGTTCCCGTATCCATGGGCTTGGGTTCACGAATACGACATACCTTAAGTATTTAAGGTTTGACAGTGTAGATAGCACGACTTGGTTATCTGGTGCAAGATTCGGGCAGATTTACTCATTCGATGGTGAAAAGATGATATATCAAGATCCGCCGAAAGGTATGAGGGTAAAAGATCACGATCTGGCTAATAGGCGTAATTTTAGTGAGTGGGTGAAGTATCAGAGATACGTCGAAAGGTATTTATAATAGATAATTTAATAAGATAATATGAAAGATAGTTTGATAATTTTATCGGGAGGTATGGATTCTGTTACCCTTCTGTATGAGAAAATAGAGAGAATATCACTGGCTATCACGTTCGACTACGGAAGCAGCCATAACAAAATGGAAATCGGGTTTGCATCGTATCATTGTGAGAGGTTAAGGGTTGAGCATATCGTGATACCGTTGAGGTTTATACACAACTATTTCAAAAGCGCACTATTGGAAGGGGCAGAGGCTATTCCTGATGGGCGGTACGAGATCGAGAATATGGTATCGACCGTTGTGCCTTTCCGTAACGGAATCATGTTATCCATAGCGTGCGGTATTGCAGAGAGCCGAGGATTGGGAAAAGTCTTTATAGCGAATCATTCAGGCGATCATTCGTTATATCCGGATTGTACGGACGCTTTTATAACAGCTATGTCAACTGCTATGCGTAATGGAACGTATGGGGGGATCACGATTGATGCCCCGTACACTAATATAACGAAGTCGGATATAGCTACTCATGGAAAGAAATTAGATATTGATTACTCAAAGACGTATTCTTGCTATAAGGGAGGAAAGAAACATTGCGGAAAATGTGCCACATGCTTAGAACGCAAGGAGGCGTTATGGGAAGCTGGAATAATTGATACCACCATATATGAGGACGATTAATTTAAAATATACTAAGATAAATGGTTATGTATTACGTATCAAAAAAAATGGAGATTGCAGGTTGTCACAGGTTAACCCTCTCCTACAAAAGTAAATGTGAGAATTTACACGGTCATAATTGGATTGTTACCGTATTTTGTAAGGCAAAGGAAGTCAATGCGGACGGGATGGTGGTGGATTTCAAGCATATCAAAGAAAAGATTCATTCCTGGCTTGACCATGGCAATTTCAATGAACTATTACCATTCAATCCAACTGCAGAAAATATTGCTAAATGGATTACGGAACAGATTCCAGAGTGTTACAAAACAAAAGTGCAGGAAAGCGAAGGTAATATTGCTGTTTATGTAAAAGATAAAGAAGAGGAGGAAAAATTATGAAAGTAAATGAGATTTTCTACTCCATTCAAGGAGAGGGACGGTTTACAGGAACTCCATCCGTGTTTATTCGTTTTGCTGGATGTAATTTGGCTTGCGATTTTTGCGATACAGATCATAAATCATACAAAGAGCTTACCGAAGATGAGATAATGCAGGAAATAGAAAAATATCCGGCAAAACATATCGTAATCACAGGTGGAGAACCAACAATGCAACTCTCAGCTTCACTTATTTATAAAATGCACGAAGCGAAAAAGTATGTACAGATTGAAACCAACGGAACGTTGTTGCTCAGAGATGGTTTGGAATCTATGATAGACTGGATCACATGCAGCCCCAAATATAAGGAAGTCAGAATCCAGCGTATAGATGAGCTGAAAGTGGTATATCGAGGACAAGATATGAGCCAATATGACAATTTGTCAACCACTTATGAAGATAGCTATTATTTGCAACCGTGCGATGTCAAAGACAAAGCCAAGAACGCAGAAATTTTGAATGAAACAATCAATTTTATCAAAACAAACTCAAAATGGAAGTTAAGCTTACAAACACACAAGATATTGAATGTGCGATAAGAACGATCCTTTCTTTTATCGGTGAGGACCCTTGTAGAGAAGGATTAAAAGGAACACCGGATCGTATCATAAGAATGTGGAAAGAGATCTTTCGTGGATATGATCTGGCACAGGTGCCTAAAATAACGGTTTTTCCTAATGGAGTGGATGGTCTTTCTTGTAATAGTGTTATCGCAGATTCAGGTGGATTCTATTCAATGTGCGAACATCATATGATGCCTTTCTTTGGGAAGTATTGGTTTGCTTATATTCCTAATCCCAAAGGTAAGATATTGGGCATATCGAAAGTTGGTCGTGTTGTTGATTATTGTGCGGCACGATTACAGGTACAAGAGCGATTGGCGAAAGATATCATTGTGATGATTCATGAAGCGTTAGGTTCGGAATATCCACCTTTGGCAATGGGTATAGTGCTAGAAGGAGAACACTTGTGTAAGTCAATGCGTGGTGTAAAGAAAGAAGGTAAAATGCGCTCTTCTTTCTATTTAGATAATGGAAGTTTACCTGAGTTGAAGGCGGAATTGTCCCGATTCGTTAGTTTTGGTTAGGTATGTCAGAGAAGAATGAAGTAAAAAAGAAAAGTAGGGGGCGTAAGTCTGAATATAGAGAAGAATATGCAGAGCAGGCTCTAAAACTTTGTCTGTTAGGTGCAACAGATAAGGAGATTGCTGAATTCTTCTCTGTTTCGGAACAAACGTTGAATAGTTGGAAGAAGAAGTTTCCTCAATTTCTTGAGTCCTTAAAAAAGGGAAAAGCTGTAGCAGATGCAAATGTAGCATCGAGACTTTATAGCCGTGCGATTGGTTACGATGCCAGAGCGACGAAGTTCGCTACCAACGAGGGTAAGATTACGGATAAGGTGGAGTATATCGAACATTACCCTCCGGACACAACTGCCGCCATTTTCTGGCTGAAGAACCGGCAACCTGGCAAGTGGCGTGATAAGAAAGAAGTGGAGAACCAGGTCAAACTGGGTGATGAATTGGAATCGATGTCAGATGAAGAACTAGCAGCAATTATCCGTGGCGAAAAGGAGTAAGAGAGAAATATTGATCAGGCAGGCGAAGGCTGCGACCATATTGCGCAAACGGGAGGCTCGGAATGATTTCTGGGCCTATTGTTTATATCATGATCCTAAGTTCTTCGCTAAGCGTTTGTTTTTGAAGAAGGTGGCGGACGCTTTTACGCGGGTGTACGAATCGTATTTGTCGGGTGTGATTCGTCGGCTGGCCGTCTCCATGCCGCCACGTGCCGGGAAGTCCTATATATCATCCTTGTTCATTTCGTGGATGCTTGGCCATTTCCCGGAAGAGTCGGTCATGCGCAACTGTTGTTCCGATACACTGTATAATAAACTATCTTATGATACACGCGACATTGTCCGCTCTTCCCGGTTCAAAGAGATATTCCCGGATGTGCAATTGCGAGGGGATAAACAGAATGTGCACGGCTGGAGCTTGGAAGTTGCTCGACAGGTGAGTTACTTCGGGGCCGGTGTAGGCGGTACGGTAATCGGTTTCGGTGCGTCTATGTTGGCCATGACCGACGACTTGTATAAGAGTTTGGAAGATGCACTATCTGACACCAATAACGAAAAGGTCTGGTCTTGGAAGCAGGGAACACATGATTCCCGTATCGAGGGGAACTGTTGTTCGATCGACATCGGTACCCGTTGGTCGGCTACGGATGTTCTTGGTCGTATGGAGGAAATGGGGAAGTATGACGAGATTATCCGTATTGCCGCATTGGATGAGAACGATTGTTCTTTCTGTGAGGATGTGCATACGACGGAGTATTACCATGAATTACGGGAGGAAACGGACGATTCCATCTGGTGTGCCGAGTATATGCAGGAACCGATCGAGGCTATTGGATTGTTGTTCCCTAAATCAGAATTAAACCGATTCAAGCTGGTAGATATCGAAGGTAAACAGCCGGATGGCGTGATCGGTGCTACCGATGTGGCCGATGAAGGAGACGACGATTTCTGTGCACCGATTGCCAAAGTATTCGGTACAAAGTATTTCATTACCGATGTCCTGTTTACGAAAGATAATGTCGAGATTACCGAACCGAAGTTAGTTTCCTTGATTCTTGACACCCGCTGCGACAATATGCGTATCGAAAGCAATAACGGCGGCCGTCTGTTTGCTCTGAATGTCCGTAAGGCTGTAAAGGCAAAGAATGAGAAATGTATCATTCAGGCGAAACCAACAACAGCCAATAAGGATACACGTATCTTGTTGAAGTCTGGTTGGATTAAGAAGCATTGCTATTTCCTGGAAGAAAGTGAGTATAAGAAAGGTGCGGATTACGATCGGTTTATGAAAGCGCTTACCGGATATAAGAAAGAAGGTGGCAATAAGCATGATGATGCTCCGGATGGTATGACGATCCTTGCCGAGAATGTAGAGTTCATCGGGTTGTGCAAAAATAATCGGGTACGGCAGGTGGCAAAAGGAAGGTAAATATTATCTTTGTTCTCAAAATAGTTAGTTATGAATGGAAATACTCTATATAAGTATAGAAGTTTGTATAAAGAAGATGGTTCATTGAATAAGTTTACATGGAAACTATTATTTAATGGAGAAATTTATTTGTCTGATTTTGAAAGTTTAAATGATCCTTGTGAAGGTCAAATTATTCCTAGATATAGGGATATTACAAAGGAGAAAATATTGAAAATCCATCCATGGATGGATACTATGCCATATTTCAATGATATTGATTGGAAAAGTGAGGAAGTTGTAACAAGGATACAAGATATATTGACTCCTTCTATTAAAGAAAAGTTAAAGAAGTATGGCGTTTTTTGTGTATCATCTGATTGTGAAAACGATTTGTTATGGGCTCATTATGCGGATTCTCATAAAGGTATTTGTGTTGGATTTGATATAGACAAATTGGAGAAAATATCAGGATATAAAATATATCCAGTTAAGCCAGAACAGAAGAGGCCTGAAGTAGAATTTTCGGATGATGAATCTCATTATAAAAATTTTCTGATAAAAATGTTGACAACCAAACCTATGTGCTGGAAATATGAGAAAGAATACAGGATGGTGGCACTTAGTCCACAGAAACGAAATATATGTTGTTTTGGGGCTATAAAAGAAATTTATTTAGGTTGTCGAATTGAAAAAAACAAAAACTTTAATAGAGAAGATTTTATAAGGCGTTTAAAAAAAGTTCATCCTCTTTGTGTGATAAAAGAGATGAGAGTGAATATTGATACTTTAAAAATTGAAAGTCATCATATTTTAAGTAAATAATTATTTGGCATATATTTTATGAGAAAAAGTATATGCCAAGTATAAACGACATTCTTGCAAATGAAGATTTCGGGCAGGTAGTCAGTTCGTTATGTGTCGATACGATTGAATATCGGGAACCAAGAGAATATTACAAAGAATACCACGGTGAGCGCCGTCGGCGTAAGACCTCTGTCGGTTGGCGTGAACCGAAACGGTTGGCTGTCTATTCGGAAACCTTGAAAGATAAGAATGGTGAGCCGTTACGACTGGAAGATAAGATCGTAGATGTAGCACGTATCGTTACCAACTTTCCGAAAAAGGAGGTGCGTACCTCTGTCGCCTTCTTGTTTGGCGGGCAAATGACGATTACGGGAACTGATCAGAACGATGGTTTTCAAGAATTCAAACGTGTATGGGAACGCCGATTGAAAATGCAATCCGTCTTGAAGTCGTTCGCCCGTAAGGTACTTTCTGAAAGTAAGGCTGCTCTTGTGTTCTATCCGTATACTTCCAAAGGATTAGACGGCAACTTGATTACGGAGTTGAAGGTGAAAACGCTTTCCGTTCCCCGTAATGAAAATACTTTCTCTGAATTTTATCCCCACTTCGATGATAACGACGATATGGATGCCTTTATTCATCGTTACCAAGTGAACTCTAATGGTATGATCCGGAACAGTTGTACAATCTGGACGGCAGATAAGATTATTACGGCTATCGATGAAATGGGTGGCTGGGTAATAAAAGAGGTTCCCAATCTATTCGGAAAGATTCCGGTCGTGTATGCAGATGTTTTCCAACCGGAATGGGACGAGGTTGCCGGTATCATGGATGCGCGGGAAATGCGTTTGTCCCGTATGGCCGACACTAACGACTACTTTGCGGAACCAATCTTGAAAACGTATGGCGATTCTGATTTACCTTCTAAGGAAACAACCGGGAAAGACCTTAATTTCCCCATTAAGGTTGATGAAGTATCTGGCAAGGAATATCATGGCGATGCCGATTATTTGACATGGACTGGCTCCCAGCCATCTGTAGATAAAGAATTGGAAGAAACGAAAAACGAACAATTTGCTGGTACATCTACGCCGGATCTTTCTTTTGATAACTTGAAAGGCATTGGCAACCTGTCCGGTGTCGCTCGTAAATTCATGCTGATGGATGCAACTATCAAGGCGAGTGAGAACATGGAAACGTTCGGTCCGGTGGTTCAGCGTTGCGTGTCGGTCGTGTTGGCTGGGATATGCAATATTACCAACATCAAGTACCGTCCTCAATTGGTGAACAACCTGATCGATGTGGAATTTGGTTCCATTTTGCCGGAAGATTTGGCTGAAACCCTGCAAACCTTATCTATTGCCAATGGAGGCAAACCGATTAACGCTCAGCGCACGGTTACGGCTCATTCTCCGCTAACAGAAGACTTGGACGAAGAAATGAAGCTGATGAAGGAAGAGGAGGATACGGCTGCGCAACGTAATAACATGGTTGGTCTGACAATGGGATATGGAGAATGAAAGAACTATCATTTCATGAGCGACAATTCCTGCAACGTCTGTTCCGGCAACAAGGCAGCATAAAGTATTCGTTTGACGAGTTTGTTCGTAGGGTAGGATCTCTTCTGGCTAAATGGTCGGATCATGGCGGCGACCGTGTATGGATAGGTAATGCTACTATTGAAAAGCAAATAGAACGTCTGTTGGATGATTTACACACGCAGCTCGTAAGCAATATATCCAATACAGTTACCGATGTATGGAATTTAGGCAATAGGAAAGCGGATGAACTGGTAACGGGCTATATTAAGGATATGGCTATCTCCGCTACGCTAAGGGAAAAATTGTTTTCCCGGAATGCCGATGCGCTGAATACTTTATTGAAACGTAAAGATGAATTTGGTAAAACCATATCCTCCCGTGTCTGGGACATAACGGACGGGGCCATGGATAATCTGGAGTATTACCTTTCTTCCGGATTGTCTTCCGGTCGTCCGTCGGCGTTGATCAGCCAAGATATACGGCAATTGCTAAACGAACCCAACCGTCATTTCCGACGGGTAAGGGATGCGAATGGGAAGCTGGTTCTATCCCAGCCAATGAAAGACTATCATCCAGGACAGGGTGTTTATCGTTCGTCTTACAAAAATGCCCTACGTTTAGCAGCAACGGAAACCAATAAGGCTTTTCGAACTGCCGATTACGAACGTTGGCAGAAAATGGACTTCGTGACTGGTTATGAGGTGGAACGTTCACCATCGAATCACGGTCCGTGTCCTGTGTGTGATGCAAAGGCTGGCCAATACTCGAAGGATTTTAAGTTTACGGGCTGGCATCCGTTCTGCATCTGTATAGCTACACCGGTCATGATGGATCATGAGGAGTTTGCGGAATGGTTGCTGGGGGATGGAAAGCCCAAGGATTCGATTAAAGTAGCGTCCGGTAAAGCGAGATTTAAGGAGATCAAGGAAAAGGCTTCTTCTTTAAAACAAACTGTTATTCGGAATAAAGATTTTCGGAAAGATATACAGATTACCGGTCGTGGTATAAAAGAGTGGTTGAACCAGCCACACAAATATTACGAGAAGAAGAATGAAATGCTTTTGGATATAGCTTCTGTGATAAAGGAGGCTGAATATCTTGGTTGCGGAAATGATAAGCACGGATATAATGCTATTGTTCACTTATTCGAAACAACGATAGAAAATGAAAAATCCTGGATTCTTGTAAAAGAACAAGCCGATGGAAGTACGACTTTATATAGCATTTCGGATAGTATAAATATTTTAAGGTTATTGGAAAAGAAGAAAGGCGATTCATAAGTAGCCCCGTGGAACTACAATCCACGACTTGCTTATAAACCGCCTTCTTTTTGCAAAAATATAAATAATCTCCTAATTGTCTAACGATTTCGGAATTTTAATTGTCAAAGTCGAGAATAAGCTGTTTCCCGTTGGCCTTCCATTGCTCAAATGAGTAGTCTACCGTCATGTTCATTTGCTTTGTAGCTTTGGCTAGTTTGTTCTTCGCTTCATGGAACTCCTTTTTGAGGATTTGGATACGGGCCCAGTCTTCTGCTTGTCGTTTCTGCTTTTGATTGACGAAGCTGGCGTAAGAGGCGAAGTATTCGTATAGGACATGATAACATTGCATCCGATACGTTCGGACAGCCTCTTGTGCTTCCGGTTTTACATTTTTGGGATTGATAGTAAATAACCAACCAAAGATAAATTCCATCGGTAAGCATACCATTTCTCTTTCTTTTCCGTCTGTAGCAACTATTGTGCTCAGCACAACGGTTGAAGATAAATCTTCATCATTTTTTATTTTGGTAAATTGTGAAGCATAATCAATTCCCAGTGCTTCACAAATAGGTTTGATGGGAACCAACTTCTTTGCATCATTACCGGCCATGATAGCCACATTGTTTACTTTCGCGATTTCTCTTGCATTTAGTGATAACTTTTTCATATATCCGAAAAAAGCGAGGGCAAAGGGGATTCTGTAGTAAAGTGGCAGTTTACAGAATACACCCAATGCCCTCTAAATTTCCTATTGACGCAACTGCCACGTAACGTCTTTCTGAGATAATATATAAATCAGAAAAACTTTTTCCGGAAGCAGATGGCGATACCTTCTATACTTTCGCTTTTTGCGTCTGCAATTTCGAATTTAATTTTTCAGCTTCCTTTTGCATATTTTCGGAAGCATGTTTGATGTAGTATAGCATTCCTTCGGTTCTTCCGATTTCTCGGCCGGTATTGAATGCGGCTTGTAGTTCAGGAGTGGGGTACTTACCCATTTCGGAGGGTTTGGCCGTTGGTTGTTGGGTACTATTATTTCCCGACAAACAATTTTCTCTGAGTTTGGACATGATTGAATATTGTTTGTTGTAAGTGGATAGACAAAAGAACGGTTTCGCCTGTCCCTTTGTCCTACACCTCAGATGGCAGTTATGGCCATTAAGCCATATCAAGGGGGTACGAAACCGTTATGTTATATGTTCATGTATGGGTACAAGAGTACCAATACAAAAATATGTTCAGCGGTTACCCGCCATCTGAGAATTTAGGACACCACAAAGATGAACACTTATTCTGAATCCTGCAAGAAAAAACTTTCCCTCCCTTATATTTTAAACAGAAAACTCTTATGACAATTTTAGATTTAATCAAGGCGGCATGTAAGACGAAAGGCGTGCCAGAGAAGTATGCGGAACGTATTCAGAAGACGTTCAAAATCGAAAAAGCTGAAGGAATGGAGGCTTTTGTGGACCTGTTCAAAGAAAATATCCTTCCAGCTATCCAGGAAGCGGAGAATGAAGCTAAGACTACGGCTGAAACGGCTGCGGTCGCTGCATACGAAGCAAAACATGGATTAAAAGACGGTAAACAGGTGGAAGATCCGGATAAGAATAAGAAAACGGAAGAAGAGCTGTTGAAGGATCTTAGCCCGGAAGTAAAAGCTTATCTGGAAAGTATGAAGAAGAGCGTCGATGATATGGCTAAGAAGGTAGGCGATTCTATTACTAACTCGGCAAACGAAGCCAAGAAAGAAATAGTCCGTAAGCAGTTGAAAGATGCCGGTCTTCCGGATAGCTGGCTGGGACGTGTGGATTTGGCTTCTGAAACGTCTATCGAGGATCAGATCAAGGCACTATCCGAAGAATATACCGGAATCCAGCAAAAGGCGATCGATGATGCTGTGGCTCGTGGCGATTACGCTCCCGGTTCCGTAAATCTTCAGGACCGTTCCGAAGCGGATTGGGCGAAGCTGATGGATCAGGACGTCGATAATAGTGCAAATAATCCCGGTGTGGTAAACCTGGGTATTGAATAATCCAAGTAAAGTGTAACGTTATGTACAGAAAAAGAGAAAGAGAATTCCAGTATCCTCCCGGAATTGAAAAGATTATTGAGGATGTGATCGGTGGCGGGACGATTGACCGCAGAGACTTGCAGAACGCTTTGTTCAATGGCAAGGCGTTGGATGAACTGCCTCCGATTGTAATAGTAGTAAAAGATCCGGAAACAGGGCTGTATCATGTATTGAAGACGGCAATGGCTTCCGATGCTGGTAGTGAAACAACTTATAAGGTGGCCAAGAATCATCTGTTCGGTGTGGGTGACTTCGTGACGATTGGTGGCGCTTTGACTGGCGCTTCCGATAAGATCACAGCTATCGATAAGAGTAATGCGGATTTCGATACGATTACGTTGGCAGCAACGATTGGGGCTGCAACAAAAGGTCAAGTATTGGTTCAGGCTAAAGACAAGCAGGCTGCGAAAGCCGCCAAGTTACCTTATGATGGCGAATTGGTCGTCACGATGAATAAAGTCGACTTGACTGTAGCTAACCAGCAGTCCGGGTTATTGGTAAGAGGTACGGTAAACGAATCCTGTATGCCGTTCCCGGTAGATAAGGACTTAAAGACATTAATGTCGTTTATCCGTTTTGTGTAATCCATTAAAATCTGATATATGGAAAGAAGTTTAATTAAACAGGTGAATAAAAAGAACATGGCAGCTCGTTTGAATACCCGCCATGTGAAACCAGTCGTTTTCCCGAACTTCTTCGGGGTGAAAAGAAAGACTTCGTTGAAATGGGAGACACTGACCGGCGAGAAGGGTGCTCCGGTAATGGCAGATGTGATCTCTTTTGACGCTTCCGCTCCGCAGAAGACGCGCGAGGTAATCAGCAAGTTGTCCGGTGATATTCCAAAGACAGCCGTTAAGCGTGGTATGAACGAAAGTGATTACAACGAGTACAAACAGTTGGAACGTGACGCACAGGGTGACGCAGACCAATTGGCATTGCTGAACCTGGCTTTCAAGGATCAGGATTTCGTGTATAACTCCGTCCGTGCCCGTTTCGAATGGTGGTGTATGCAGCTCATGAGCCGTGCGGGTTTCCATTTGTCGGCAAAGAATAATGGCGGTGTCGTTACGGCTGAGTTTGTTGGTTGCGGTATGCCGAAGAAGAACCAGCGTAAATCTTCTGTAGATTGGAGCAACGCTTCAACGGCTAACGGCTTGCAGGATATCGAAGATACGGTTGTTGCTGCTTCTGCCGAGGGAGTAACGATTCGCTATGTAGTGATGCACGTGGCTGACTTCTCTTTGTTGAAGAAGCAGAAATCAACATTCGACACATTGAAGGCATGGGTTAATTCGTCTTCAAAAATATTGGTGACGAAAAATCTTATCAACGAGTATTTGGCCGAACAGGAAATTCCGGTGAAGATCATTACTGTGAATCCGTCTGTCCGTATCGAGGATAAGGCTCATCGTCGTAAGACGATCAATCCATGGGAGCGTAAACGTGTATGTTTCTTGGAAGATTTGAAGGTTGGTGATATCCAGCACGGACCGATTGCAGCCGAATCTTCCGCTACCTTGCAGAAGATTGCCCTCATGGTAAAACAGGATTGGGTATTGGTTACCAAATGGTCTGAACTGGAACCGTTCAAGGAATGGACGAAAGCAGAAGCAAATGCTATCCCTGTCGTAAACGATCCGGATGCCATGTTCATCATGAAGGTGGATGGCCAGGATTGGAACGCATCTGAAGATACTGAAGGTACGGATGATATCCCGGCAACATTCTTAGGTGAAACTGTTGAACCGGAAGATCAGACGATTCAGGATACTGAAAACGGAGAATAACAATCATGGCTAAGACGATTCGAGATACAATACTGGCTTATCCCGGTCTCGCGGATTGTGAAGATTTTTTGGATAACGTTGTTTTGCCGGGACGCGGTTTTGAAGGTACAGAGGATAGTAAGACAATCGATATTCAAAAACAAAAGCAGGTGGCTGCCGACCTGTATTCAATGGTCGGTGGTTTACCGGACTTCACAGAAAACAAACTCTCTATCACTTATCCTCGTTCCTGGTATGACGCTACGGCAAAACGGCTGTATAGGGAAGGTGGAGAACCGGAGAAAGCAGAATTGATCGGGAATAAGATTGAAGTTCCAAAAGGAAGGGCACGAAACAGATGGTAAGACGGTATTCACATAAGGCAATAGTAACAATCCAATCCGGACAATTGGTAAAAGGGGAATGGGTTGCCGGAGAACCGACGGAAATAGAGGTCACAGGGCAATACTTTCCATCCAATAGCGGACAGCAATTGAAGCGGAATGTCGATGGGAAGGAATTTATCGTACACGGTGAGTTCTCGACAAAGGCCCGTCCTGTGGAAAATGCGAAGCATATCCGGATTGACAGTATCGCTCTTGATGTGGATATCATTAGCTGGGAACCGTTTCAGACTCACTCTGTAATCTATGTGTAGCTTATGGCAAAGAAAGGTGGTTTGACTCCGATGTGGAGCGATAGAGAAGTGGAACGCTGGTTTAAGTACAACGTAGATGATTGGGCGAATGCACGTACCTATGCTTTATTCCAGCGTGCTGGGGAAGAGTTCGTGAAGATAGCCCGTAAGAAAGGAAGCTATCAAGACCGGACAGGAAATCTTCGCAGCTCTATTGGTTATGCAATCATTCATGATGGCAATGTGCTAAAAGAGGATTATGAGCAATCTCAAGAAGGTACGGATAAACATACTGGTATGCGTGAAGCGAAACGATTGGTCTCTGAACTGGCTTCTGTCTATTCGGATGGCTGGATATTGGTCGGTGTAGCCGCCATGCCATACGCTGTATATGTGGAAGCAATCGAAAATCTGGATGTGATTTCCGTTGCCTCAGAACATACCGAAGACTGGATCAGGAAGCAAAGTCGGATATTGTTTGACAAACTTACGGAGAAAGGATATTGATATGGCTGATCAGTTTGATATAGTAGATATCGTGTATGATGCGATTGAACCGGTCAGTACTGGCTTTATCCTGTACAAGGATCGCTCCGGTGATGGGGAAACGAAGAACCACATCACAGTCCGGATGCTCACGCTAAATGAAACAGAGGTTGTGAATAAAGGTTCGGTCAATATCAATGTATTTGTGAAAAAGCAGAAGAACGGTATGCCTGACCGTCAGTTAATGAAAGGAGTGACACGAAAAGTTAAGTCTGCGCTACGAAACATCAGACCTCCTTTCGGCATGTATTGGAAATCTCGGATCGTATGGTCCGAACCTCTTGGCGAAGCAAAAGAAGGCTTCGATTGTACGAATATAAGATTTGAAGTAATAACAGAAATAGATTAAGAATATGGCTAATGAAAGAAGTTTGGCGGTAGGCGTATCCTTCTTAGGATATGGTGACCCCGGTGATGGTGTTCCGGCCTCTATTTATACACAGTGTCCGATCGTTCATGAAGGCTCAGTTGCTTTCAATTTCAATGAAGCGACCTCTGTCGATTTCCGTGCGGAAGGGATGAAAGATCCCTGGGAGTCATTCGATAAGGCTGGCGACCCGGATAGTTTTGAATTTGCTATCCCGTCGCCGACAGCTCAGGAGATGCTCGCGTTTTGTGGTGGTTCTGTAAGTGGTGGTAAGTGGAATGCTCCAATTGATATTCCAAATATCCGCAAATCGTTCAAGATACAGACAACACCGTACAAAGGTAAGTATACGGAATATACATTTGCCATTTGTAAAGTCAGTGCCCGCTTGAGTCAGGCTCCGTCTTCAGAACAAACAGACCTTTTGCTAGTTAAATGTACCCGTTTGGCAGCAATTACCTCTGCAGGGCAGCAACGATCTTCGTTCGGTCGGGCGGTGATGAATGTAACCCTTACTCCGGTAACGGCAGTTGTAATCACCGGTACACCCAAAGTTGGTGAAACGCTTATGGCCACCTTGACACCAGCGGAAGCGACTGGTGATTTCCAATGGCAACGTAAAGTGGATGGCGAGGGAGAAGCCCAAGATATTGAGGGGGCTATTGGTGACAGTTATATGATCCAGCCGGAAAATGAAGGCGATAAAATCCTTGTCAAGTTTACGGCAAACGGTTTGTATTCCGGAGAGAAGACAAGCGCAGAAACAGAAGCCGTACAAGCAGCAGAATAATTAAGGACTGTTGTTTAGGTTATCGAAAGCCTCGGAACTATCCGGGGCTTTTATATTTTAATCGAAAATATGAGTGTAAAACAAGTACTCCAGTTAGAAAGTGAATCCGTTTCTTGTCAGCCGGTAACCATTCCGTTTGAATTTACCCGGCTTGAATCATTACCGGAAGGAAAGACGGTAGGGGATAGTATCGCCATAACTCCGATCACTGTCCGCACCTGGTTTAGAATAAAGCCTCTTTTGCTTTATATCGATAAAGAGGATAGAGAGGTTTTGATTTCTGATAAGAATAAAGGATTTTCCAATCAAGTCGCCGAACTGATAGCCAAATATGACGAACTTATTTTTGAAATCGTATGCCTTGGCATTCATAATAAGAAAGGTGATATGCCGGCCTGGTTCCGGGAAGTTCTGAAAGACAACTGTACATGGGAGGATATCTATATCCTTCTGAATGCCGTCTTGTACCGGATAGGCTGTAACCCTTTTTCTCGTACTATCATAGCGCTGGAAGCTGTGAGCCCGTTAAGCGAAGTGGAGATAATAGCCCTTCAGAAAAACAGCGAGACATGGAAGAAGAAGGCCCTCAAAGCAGCTTCATGTTCTTAGTGACCTGCAACGAGGCTTTCGGCTATTCTCATGAACAAATATTGGATAGCAGCTTTGTTTTGTTGGTCGGCATGCTTCGTGAACGTGGTTATTTGATGAGTCGAAGGGTCAAAGATTTTCATTCGGAAGATACGTCAATTAAAGAGGAAGATGGAGAATGGGTTGAAATGGTTGACTTCGATACAGGCCATGTGAAACGGATAAAGAAAGTTTTATCTGCATAACTATATATTACATTGAAAATAGAGAAAAGGTTTTGTCATAGTGATAAATTTTGATTTGTTTGGTAGTAAGAAAGCCCTGCGGACTGTGAAGTTAGCAGGGCTTTGTTCGTTAAAAAGATATCGGGTAACGTTCCGGATGAATTATGCTGTCGATCTCAAGATCCACATCGATTGCATCCCAACGCAACGATTCTTCATCCGGCATGGTTACATCCAATACATCCGAAACTTTTGCATTTCTAAACCAAGGATATCTGTCATACGATAGATAATATTCCTTTCCTCCTACGAAAAGGAGGATACCGCGTGCATTAATCATTGTTACTTCCGCGGTGGTTGTTCCATTTTTCTCTAATAATGCGCTCATGTTTTTGTACCTCCTTTAGTATGTTTGAAATTTCAGTTGAAGAAAAACCTTTATTCTCAGCCAAAGAAATAGAAGGTTCTATCCAAATTTTAGCCTTTTTTTCTGCCTGTCTGATATGTATATGCATTCTGTTTTCTTCTAAAGAGAAGAAAAAGAAACGCATTCCATTTTTATAAAAAACCGTTGGACTCATACAGCAAATATACAAAAGATTCCTGAATACAAATGCTTTTAGTTTATATTTTACCATAAACGGATTATGGGAATCAAAAATAGGGATGGAGCCTTATTTATGGCTACTGGTATCGACAACTCCGGTTTATACGAAGGGAAACGCGAGGCTATGGGAATTATCAAGACTCTGGCAAGCGAGGTGACCTCTTTTGATATATTCAGTGGTATCGGTATCAGTGCGGCAACTGCTTTTGCACAAGCTGCAAAAAGCTCATACGACTTTGAAAAAGAGTTCCGGAAGAACATGCTGGAAGTGGCGACCATTTCCACGCAGGTGACGGATGATATGACCGGTTTTATGAATCAGGTTATGTCTATAACCCAAGAGATACCGATCAAGGCTCCGGAGGCCGCTAAAGCACTTTATAGTATCGTTTCTGCCGGTCATGATGGGGCAGATGGTATGAAGATTCTAGAAGTTTCGGCTAAAGCAGCCGTGGGAGGGCTTACAGAAACCGAGACGGCAGCCGATGCTGTTACAACGATCCTGAATGCTTATAAGATGTCAGCAGAGGAGGCCGGTACAGTCTCGGATCAGCTTTTTACAACTGTCCGATTGGGTAAGACTACATTTGGCGAATTAGGAGCCTCCATAGCCCAGGTTGCACCTATTGCGGCCGCATACGGGATCAGTATTGATCAGGTGTTGGGTGCAGTCGCTTCATTGACCAAACAAGGAACGCCGACATCGCAGGCAATGACCCAAATCCGGGCTGCTATCCAGGGTACTGCCGGAGAACTTGGAGATGCTGCTTTCCAAGGACGTACTTTCCAAGAAGCATTGCAGTTGATTAACGAGAAGGCTGGCGGTTCCGCTTCTAAGATGAAGGAAATGCTCGGTACGGATGAAGGATTGGCTGCAACATTGGCTTTGACCGGAAAGAATGCAAGGTCGGCAGCGAGTGATCTCGGAGAGTTACAGAACTCTTTAGGGGCTACGGAAGCTGCGTTTGAGAAGATGAAAGATGCTGCAGACAATCAGCTTATATTGTTGGCTAATAATGTACAGGTCTATTTGCGTCCTTTGGGAGAGAAGATTCTGAAAGAAGTCTCCGATATTGCCAAGGCTTTTAATGAAGCATTTGAGAATAACGATATAGAAGGTACAATATTAAACCTTGAATCGTTGGTAAAGAATGCAGCTGGAGCTTTTCTTTCATATAAAACAGCTATTCTATTAGTTCAGGTAGCTCAACATTCGTATGTAAAATCATCTGCTCTAAGCCGATTAGCGACAATTCAACATACGACAGCTACAGCATTACTTACCGGTGCTTTAAGAAAACAGGCTGTTGCTATGTTGGCAGCAGGAAAGGCAGCTCTTACAAACCCATATGTATTAGCTGTGGCAGGTGTTACCGCATTGGGATATGCAATATTCAAACTTGCGACACAGGCTACAGCTTCGGAAAAGGCGTTGGCTGCTCATAATAAGAGAGCCGCAGAAATGAGAGAATGGTCTGACGGAATGAGAAGCCAGACGGAAGAAATGTTGGGTGTGTTGCAAGATGAAAATAAGTCCACTTTGCAAAAGGTTGAAGCTTATAAAAAGTTACAAGAGCTTTATCCGAATGAATTGAAGAATCTTTCTCTACAGAAATTCCTTTTAATGGATATGGTTGAAGTCAACAAGATGTTGTCCAAGTCGATAGATGATCGTACTATGGCACAACAACGTGCCACTGTGAATTCCATTGAAGAAGAGATGGCTAAAAATAGTAAACGGATTTCTCAATTAGATAAAAAAAGTTGGATTGACACTAGCTTCCCGGAAGCACTTGAATTACGTCGGTTGCGAAAACGGAATGAGCAGCTAAAGATAGAACATGAGAAAGCAGTAGAGATTGTTGTACAAGGATTAAAAGATCGTACAAAAGCAGAGGCTTTGGTAAATAGCCAAGCAGAACAAGAAGAGACGAAGTTTGCAAAACCTGTAGATCAGAAAGAACTTGAGAAACAGAAAAAACTTCAAAAGGAACTTTTATCCCTTCGTCGTCAAAACCAGCAATCCGAAATTGACCTGATGAAAGAAGGTTCCGACAAGAAGATCGCCCAGTTGAATCTTGACTATGACAGAGAGTTGGATACTATCCGTGCAAGAGAAAAAGAATGGAGAGAGGCACAAGGCGGAAAGTTGACCAAAGAGCAGACGATTGAGATCCGAATGGCAAAAGTCAATGCTGGGGCCAAATTAGGAAATGCGACATCTGATGTTATCCATGAGCAGATTGAAGCAGAAGAACGCGCCATGAACGAATACCTGAAAGAATATGGTTCATATTTGGAAAAGCGTCAGGCTATCACGGAACTTTATAATGAGAAGATAGCAAAGGCCACAACAGAAGGTGAACGGCTTTCCCTTGCAGAAGGTATGAAAAAGGAACTGGCAGACGTGGATAATGAAGCCCAAAAGAGTACCTCCATTATCACCCGGCTGTTTGATGATATGAGTAAAAAGAATATCACCTCTATTCGTGCCATTGCGGATGAAGCGGAAAAATTCTTGTCTTTTCTTGAAAGAGGGGAATATTCATCTGATAATTCATTCGGTATTACCAAAGAACAGTTTGATGTGCTTCGCAAGTCACCGGATCAGTTGAAGGCCATCAAGGATGAAATAGCCAATGTTCGCCGTGAAGCTGACCAAATGGAAACCTCTTTTAATAAAGTTTCAAATGGCTTGAAAAAAGTCTTTACCTCTGAAAGTGATGCCAAGAAGTTAAAAGAAGGTTTGGCAGAAATAGAAGAGGGCATGAGTGAAATTATGCAGACCGGACAGTTCCTCTCTGACACGTTTTCGAAGCTCGGAGATTCGTTCGGTGGTGTATTCGGTGGGATAGCTGAAGGTTTCAGTGTGGCTATGGACACTGTAAGTTCTGCAATGAACGGTGCGAAAGCCGGTTCCATGTTCGGTCCACTCGGTGCGTCTGCCGGTGCTGCCATTGGTGTCGTTACATCTTTGGCCGGTGCCATCGCCAAAATCCATGACAAGAAGAACGAGAAACGTATCCAGCGGTTGCAGGATCAAATTGATACATTGGATAAATCTTACGGTAAGTTGGAAAAGTCAATCGAGAAGGCCTATTCAAAGGATGCTTCCAAAATGATTGAGCAGAACAACAAGCTGCTGGAGCAACAGAAGATCCTTATCCAGCAACAGATCAGAGAGGAACAGGACAAGAAAAAAACTGATGACAGCCGTATCAAGGAGTGGCAGGAACAAATCGAGGAAATCAACGACGTCATAGCGGACAACAAGGAGAAGGCCGTGGACGCTATCTTCGGTGAAGACCTGAAATCCGCCATTGACAACTTCGCTAACGCACAAGCCGAAGCGTGGGCTTCCGGTGAAGACCGGGCAGAATCGGCAAAGGATACTGTCAAAAAGATGATGCGCCAGATGGTCACAGAATCCATCAAGGCAGCAACGGAGTCTTCCGGTGCGATGGAGAAGATTCGTGACAAACTGAAGGAGTTCTATGCCGACAATGTCCTTTCCGGCTGGGAACAGGATTATATCTATAACATGGCGGAAGAACTGCAAAAGGAGATTGACAGGCAGTTCGGTTGGGCTGATAGCCTGATGAAAGATGAGGTGGAAGAACCGGAGAAAGAAGAAGATATATCCGAAAATACCCTGAAAGGCGCGTATGCCAAAGCCTCCCAAGAAAGCATCGACCTATTGGCCGGTCAGACCGGGGCCGTCCGTATCCTGCTGGAAGATATCCGTGGCGGTATGCAACCGATCCGTGAACAAATGAGGCTGATCTATGATATGCAATCCAGAGGTTGGGAAGATGTGAAGGCCATCCGCGAACTATCAGATAAAGTGGAAAAGAATACCGATCGGATCGCCGAGAATACGAGAGAGATCAAAGAGGTTGCCGGTAAGATATCGGAAAACACTAGAGGCACGGTTGATGCCCTGGAAGGTACTATTAACGTAAAAGTAAAAATGTAACATGATGGACAAAGAGTTTTTTGAGATCGCAAACCGGTTAGGTGCCTGTAGGTTGTTGCATGGTACGGAAAATAAAGAAGAGCTTATGCGCCTTCTGCTGACGCCGCAGGGTACGGAGTTCTGCACGAAGAATAATTTCCCGTCTATGGAACAATTACGGGAGTTCCGGGGCAAGAAGGCCGAAAGCATGGGAATCTATATCGAAACGGACGTGAAACTGACGAATCCGGTGAAGGTATTCCTGGCCGGTTCCAAGGCAATCCTTCATTTTGATACGATCGGCCGCTACAACGTGATCCTGATGCACGGGGCGGAAGCCGAGATCCATGCGAGTAACTATGCCGTGGTGTTCGTAAAGAACGCTGGCGGTAAGGTAATAACTCATAAAGACCATACAGCACGTGTATTATGACAATAGACGGAAAAGACGTATATACTGAATGGGGATGTAAATTATTGGAAGGCTCTTTTGATGATCTTCTGAAATACCCCAAACGTAAGGCAGTCAAATATAACAACTGGGCGGAAGCCGACGGAATCGATCCCGATCTGTCGGTTGTGGAGTTCGAACCTAAGACCGTCAAGTTGAAATTCCTCATGAAGGCAGAAACGCTTGAGCAGTTCTGGTCTGGGTATAGAAAGTTTGTTGCTGATCTGTCCGCACCGAGCTATCGGGAATTCAATCTTATTGCCGGTATGACCAACCGCTTACGCTTCAATGCCGGCTCTTCTCACGAACAGCCTGTGCCATTTAATGCAGGGGAGAACGTATCTGTGTTTGAACTTTCTTTTGTCGAGGACAATCATGCCATTTATCCGGCAACTCCGGCCGGCGGTATCGGGCTTCGCGGGCAGTATGCGATTAATGGGATAGACTTTGCAGACTTCGGTATAGGATCGGACGATAACCAGGAGGACATCTTGAAATATCCTGCGGTTAAGGCGCCGTTCACCGATGGCCGTACGGTAGACCTTTCGACAATCAAAACCCTGCATCGGGAAATAAAACTGTCCCTTTGGATGTTGGCCGGCAGTGTGGAAGAGTTTCTGAATAATTATCGGGCATTCTTTAGCCAGATATCCGGTGTAGGAAATCAGGAATTATATATTAAGACATTGGATGGTATCATTCAGGTGTACTATACGGATTGCCCGTCCTTTTCTGTGGAAGTCTGGCAGGAGAACCGGATAGGAGCAAGATTCACTATTTCTGTTGTTGCTCCCGTGGTGAGTTGGATAGATGCCGGCGGTGATGTTCGTTACCGTGTGCTGAAGGATCCGGATTTGGGATTATTGGCAGATGAGCAAGGTAGAATAATAGTTTTCAATTGATATGGCAGAAGAATTTGAAATAATCAGGGCTAATTTGCTTCCGGCAGCCGGAACAATAACCGATAATGATATGATCCTGATCATTCAGGGTGGGAGACCTAAGCGTGCTTTGCCCTCTGCAATGAAAGGTAAACAGGGCGATCCCGGCTTTAGTGCGTTTTTAGGGATAAACGATAAATACATCCTTTGGAAACAAGGAGCTAATGGTGCTTGGCAGAATCTGTTGGAAATTGAGAAAATTCGTGGGCCGAAAGGAGAGAAGCCGGTTTTTCGAAAGTTGAACGGTACGCTTCAAATGAAATACGAAGGTGAGCCGGATAGTGCATACGTGGATATTTTCGACCGTGAAGAATTGAAAATGAAGTTTTCCGATCTGACACCAGCAGAAGTGGATCAATTGAAACTGCATTTTTCTGATCTGACAGAGACTGATAAGGCCGAACTTATGAAGCCGGCAACGGATGCGGCAAAAGAGGTTCGTGAACAGATGTCCCAAATTAAGGAGGAAGCTAATACTGCTATATCGAATGTAAACACCGCAAAAGTGAGCGCAGAGGCGGCAACCAAGGCTGCAAATGATGCCGCAGCTTTAGCAAATGCCGCAGCTGGTCAAGCAACTCAATCTGCCGGAGATGCTGATGCAGCGACCAAATTGGCTGTTGCTGCCGCTGCATTGGCGGAGGAAAAAGCCGGTATAGCCAATACCGCAGCCGAGAATGCCGATACCGCAGCAGCTTCAGCCAATATGGCAAAGGAAGAAGCAGATAAAGCAACTGTTGAAGCCAATATAGCCGCAGGAAAGGCCAATGATGCAGCAGCAAAGGCTGACACGGCAACATTAAATACCAATACCGCAACGGATAAAGCGAATGAAGCAGCATCCTCGGCTACAACTGCCGCCGAAAATGCTAATGCGGCTGTAGAGCGTGCGGATGATACCATAGCTTCTGCCGAGACTGCTACAAAATCGGCGACGGATGCAGCTTTGGCCGCAAACACGGCAAAAGAAAATGCAGACAAGGCGGCAAATACAGCCAATGTTGCCGCTACTCTGGCCAATGAAAAGGCAGGACTGGCGGATACGGCTGCTTTGGCTGTTAATGCAGCAAAGGAAGATGCCATAGTCGCAACCGGCAAGGCCAACACAGCCGCCGACCGCGCCAATCGTGCAGCCGAAGCCGCCGAAGGAGTCATCAGTGGACTGCAACCCGACTGGAACGTTACCGATCCTGTCAATAAGAACTACATCAAGAACAAACCGGAGATCCCGACGTTGGAGGCTATCCCGGACGAAAGTACATTGAGCTATGTCAATACCGACGGTACAACCATCAATTTTCGTATCGGCGATGAAGTACGTGTAGCGGAAGATGGCGAATATGTGTTCTACCGGCTTTATGATCTTGCCGGGGGAAAAGCTTCGTGGAAGGAATCCGGCAGCGGTACAGCCTTGCCCGGTAATGTTTATCTGACAGGAGCCAATTATTACAATGAATCAGTACGAACGATAAAACAAGGATATTTGAGCAATGAGTAAGAAAGGTGCATTTATTTATCAACAGATCGAACTGACGACCGCCGAATGGGCCGATAACGTAACCGTCTACCCTGCATCAGTCTGGTTATTTGAACGTTTGGAAAACGGTAAATTCAACATGAAGCTGGCTGATGGCGTTCATACGTTTGCCCAGTTGCCGGCCGTCATGCAGGAGGTGAAGGTCACGGTTAAAACGAATGATGCCACGACCTATATCCTGACGATCACGACGGCTGAAGGTAAGTTTGACACCCCGAACCTTCGGGGAAACGATGCCCCGGTTCCTTCGATCGATCCGGAAACCAAGCATTGGAAAATAGGCGAAGAGGATACGGGTGTGGTAGCCGAAGGACAGGACGGGGAAAGCTACGACGACACGGAAATCAGGAACGCGCTGACAGCCTTGCAGCAGCAAGTCAACACGCTCGTTTCGGGTGACGCATCGAGTGCCATCGAGTCATTTAACGAGATCATCGCTTTCCTTGCCAGCGTGGAGGACACACAGACGTTGCAAGGGATTATCGCCGGGCTGAACCAGAGCATCACAAACGTCCAGCAGGCGATTCCGACAAGGCTATCCCAGTTACAGAATGACGACCATACGGTCAAGGACGCTGCTTATGTCCATACGGATAATAATTACAGCAATGAAGAGAAAACGAAGGTATCGGACTCTTTGAGGCTGAAAGAGTATGTCGATGTCAGTACCTTAAAGTCACTTCCTCCATCACCGTATAACTTGCGTTTTACCTATTCGAGTACATCTGTGCAGGCGATCAACTTTGCGAATATAGGAAGCGTACCTGAGATGCAGGAGTTTTATCTGTCCATTAAGAACAACACCGGATCAACGATTAACCAACCGATCCCAAACGGTTCGGGCTGGCAATCGGAGGAAACAAGCGTTGAACTGCCAGCTGGTAAAGCCACAGGGGTATCGCTAAAAAAAGAACATGGGATAATTGTCGTGAGAGTATAATGAAAGGAGGTGAGAGATGAAGAGAAGGATGATGATGGGAAAAAATGTTGGTATGCCTGATGATAATACGGTCTTTCTATTAAACTTTGATAAAGAGCCTATTCACGATATGTTGGGAAAATCTGTCTCTAAAGAAGGATCAGTAACTATCCTTTCTAATGGAAGATTCAAGTCCTGTGGCCAGTTTGGAAATGGAGTATTATTGTTGGACCGGTCTTGGTATGCTAATCTTATATCTACAGGGTATTTTACTATTGATTTTTGGATATATCCTAATGAAAGAAATGAATCATTATTATTCGGTTGCACCCAAGCAGGAGACAGTATAAGACAATGTGGAGCACTATTTTTATATACTTATAATGGTTTGGGTATAACCTTTCATGCCGATAATACATCTGAATCCTTTATTTCCACGTACACATATCCAACTTTAAAAAAATGGTCACATATAGCAGTGGTATGTCATAATTGGAATGTTATGATCTTTATCGATGGATATTTGAAAGGGGAAGGTCTTTTGAAAAGTTCTATTCTTCCGAGTTATAGTTTAAGATTAGGAGGACAAAACAGGAGAGATGGTGATCCTCTATATTCAATAAAATCAAAAATAGATGAATTCAGAGTAAGTGATATCGCCCGTTGGACATCAAACTTCACTCCTCCTACTAAACCGTATGTGTAATTTAAAAACGAACAATATCATGCTATACATTCAAAAACAAATAAACTTTTGGCCTATAGAAGAAGTCTTACCTGCTTCCTATAAGACAGGCACAACTCTTGAAGAGTTTGAAGATGGCGCTTATCTCTTGCTTAACGAAGAACAGGAGAAGTATCATAACGACTATCCGGAGGCATCACCGCTCGAGTGTTGGTATATGGCACTGACACCGGAACCACAGCCGACACCGGAAGAACTGCTCTGGCGTGCCCGTGATGCCAAACGGCAGGAAATCTACGACAAAGACATCCATCATTATTATATTGATGAACAGGACGCATATGTCTCGAACACCCTGCAAGTGAAGGATAAGTGTGGCCGGCAGGAAGAAGTCGAAGTAGGCGGTCATCTTTACGCCTCGAATATCTTAACGGTTGCTCTTGACGAAATAGCGGACTATTCGGAGCAATGCGGCAGGGTGACAGACGACTTGCTATCCCGTATCGATGCCGCCCAAACAGCCGAGGAGGTCGAAGCTATCGTGGTGAAAGGCTATCCTGAAATGATCCATACAACAACGGCAGCCTTGCAAACTAAAGCAGATAAGGCAATCGCTAAATCCCCGGAAGCGCAGGCAGTGACCTTTGCCCGTGCGATGATGAACAGCGTGTCTCTCACAGCCAGCCAAGCGTTGGAGATGCAGGTCTTATTCCCCATTTGGGGTGAGAAAGATGCGGAGTTTGGCAAGGAAGTTGAAATAGGCTTCCGGCTTCGAGTAGTGGAAGGAGAAAACGACACTTTGTTTGAAGTGATACAAAAGCACAAGCTGCAAGCCGATTGGAAACCGGGCATAGAAACTGCTTCACTGTATAAGATCGTTGAAGCTGAGCACGCAGGCACGCTTGATGATCCTATTCCATACGTGCAGGGTATGGCATTCGAGAAAGACAAATATTATGAACAATACGGTGTGATCTATCTCTGCATTCTGACAACCGTTACAGGCTATCCGAACGACTTGAAAGACTTGCCCACAATTGTACAGGAGGTAAAGCAATGAAACAGATTATGTTATTAAAAGTTAAACGGGGGGGGGTAAAATACTCTCTAAATAAAGAAGTTACGACCTCTTATCGTAAGAAAGGAGGACGTAGATGAGACGGTCGATGATGGGACGGAAGAAGTTGCAGTTGTTCACCAAGAGGTTCTATCCTGCCGGGAATTATACCTGGATCGTACCTAAAGGATGTAGGGAGGTTGATGTGTTTCTTGTCGGAGGAGGGGGTGCAGGACATAATGGAAGCGGTGGAGGTGGCGGCTATACTAAAACCTTCAAAAAAGATACATCCGGGTGGAGAGACGGTGATGCTATCTCTGTTGCACCGGGTCAGTCAATTCCGATAACAGTTGGGAAAGGAGGAATTGGAGGGTATTCTGAAGTTGCCCCCAACGGTGGATACTCTCAATTCTTAAATTCAAGTTATAGAGCTAATGGCGGAAATGGTGCGGGTAATGGTTATCCAGGCGGAAGTGATGCCGGAGCATATACTGGTGGCAACGGCGGAAGTGGCGGAGCAGGAGATGATTCAGATACGGCTAAAGCGGGTTCTGATGGATCTAACGGAATCGGCAGCCGCAATGAAAATGACTCTCTCTATCCAGCTGGTTCCCTATATGGCGGAGGAAAGGGTCAAAGGCATACAACCCGCGATTTTGGCGAACCTACTGGGAAACGAAATGCCGGAGGTGGTGGTTCAGACAGAAATATAAATGGGGGCATGGGTGGAGAATCCGATTACGACAAAGGATGCGGAACTGGAAATGGCAATAGAAAAAGTGGCGGTTACGGTGGTGGCGGTTGTGGTACTTACGGTAACGGCGGTGATGGCACTGTCCTGATCCGCTATTGGGCTTACGAAGAATGATCTGCCGTTGAAAAAGATGAAACAAGATATTAACGACTAAAAAATAGGAGATAAAGTCATGAGAAATAATTGTTTACAAATGTTAATGGGGGGGGGGTAAACACCTCTTAACTAAAGTATCTGACCGACTTTCGGCGGAAAGGAGGTTGGTATGATAAGATCGATGATGGGACGAAAGAAAGTAGACAGGAATACTTTGCTGTTGCTACATTTTGATGGATCATTGAAAGATGAAGCCTCAGGCAAGCCTTATGTTGGTAGTAATATGTCCTATGTAGTGGGAAAATTCAAGAATTGCGTTTCGTTTTCAGGAAACGGGTATGTAAAGATAAGTGGAACGAATGCCATAAACGAGTCCCTATATCCAAACTATACCGTCGATTTTTGGATTAAACTGAAAAGTGGTGTGAGAAACGGTATAATGTCAAAAGGCAATGGTGGTGGAAGTTACAGCTTTGATATAATGGAGGAATCTGACGGACGCATTTTCTTTGGATTGCAGTATGGTGGAACCCGAGGGGATGCAATATGCTATTTTACGATGCCACGGGATCAGTGGGTTCATCTTGCGATCGTCAGGTCACAATCTCGATATTGGAAAGTGTATGTAAATGGAGTGTATGCGTCTGGTTTCACATCAACGATGGTTTCAGGGTACTATAGTTCTTTAATGATCGGAAAATATCGGGATTATGGATTGTATCTGAACGGTATGATTGACGAGTTTCGCATCAGTAATATTGCCCGTTGGACATCAAACTTCACTCCGCCTGCAAGGCCGTATTAATAAATTAGTGACACTGTCTTTGGGCTGTCACAGCAGAAAGACAGCAAATGTATATTCAGAAAAAATTATTGATAATCGCCAACCCCAGGTTGGGTATTTTCTTTTAAAACAAATGGAGATATAAAATGTTCGGTGGCGAAAGAATAATAAAACAGCCTCCAGGCTATCACAGATTGGAGGCTGTAAAAAAAGAAAATTAGGGGGACCGAGGGTCTCCGGAAACAAAGTTAAACAATAAAGTTTGAAAATCATGTTATTATTAATTATTTCTTTTTTGGTTATCGCAGTTTATACGGCAGCAGTTTGTATAAAGGCGAAAGGTGTACCGTACTCAATTAGTGCGACGTATTATACTCTTGATCATAAATTGATCTTTGGAGCAAGCATGGCACTGACGGCTATGTTCCTATTCCCGGTCATTTGGGAAATGAGTACAACCTTTACTATGCGGTTGCTGGCGATCGCAGCCTGTATCGGTTTGATTGGTGTCGGTTTGGCTCCTGATTTCAAAGACGCTTGGATAAACCGCATTCATTGTGGATCGGCGGCATTGACGTTGCTTTCTTCTCAGCTATGGGTTGGCTGCACGTCTTTCTGGTGGGTTCTTATTCCGGTGTGGCTGGCTTTTATCGTTTACACGGTAATAGGCATGAGTAAACGGTTGAGTGGTAATATATGGCAGGACTTTGTATCAACGAAGCCGATGTTCTGGTGTGAGATTGCAGCGTTGTCTACGACTTTTGGCGCGTGTGGACTTGCGCTTTAGAAATTTACCATAAACAGAACATTCACCTTATATATTAAAACACGACAACCGGTAAAATGTCATATATCCGGTTGCCGTGTTTTTTATTGCCTAAAAATAAGTAGGTTATTTAGCAGTATGGAAATAAAGCGCGGAAATACGGTAGTTTGTGACGTTTATCTGAAGGATAATAGTTATACGGTCGAAGAGATTATGGGTGAGGACACTCTTACCCTGAATTTTCTTTCCCGAAATGTGGTAAACCTTCAAATCAACGACTATATAGACTTTGAAGGGACAAAATACAAGATCCGGCATAATGAGAAGGTGACGAAAAGGGAGACATCTCTTGGTTGGGAATATACCGTTCAGTTCTATTCAAGTCGGTACGACCTTTTGGATGCAGAGTTTTTCCTTCATGGTACACCGGAGCGGAAAAAGAACTTCGACTATTACACCGGTACCGCCCGTGACTGGCTAACCCTATTTGTCAAAAACATGAACCGTACAGGATCTGGTTGGGTGGCCGGATCCTGTATCGAATCCCGGATGGTTACCCTTTCTTTCAAAGATAAGAAAGTCGGGACGGTACTTGACGAACTCATTAAAGAATTGGATACGGAATACTGGATATCCGGCCAGACAATAAATATCGGCAGGAGGGAGTATTCAAGCAACGGCCTTGTCTTGGCACAGGGCGAAGGAATGGGTTTTACCGAACTGGAAGTGTCCGCTGTTGATGATACGCCACCAGTAACGGTTCTTTATCCATACGGTTCAGATAAGAATCTCGGTCCCGATTATGGTGCTGATTATCTTCTTCTGCCTGATGGCCGGCTCTCTATCGAAAAGAATGTAGAGAAGTACGGCCGGATAGAAAAGTCCATGCAATTCGACCATATCTTTCCGAAAGGAGAGTTTGCCGTAACAGAAAAGATCGACGATTACACTCTGAGAGCTGCCGGTATGGATTTCAATCTTACCGATTGTCTGTTGGACGGGGTGGAAGTGATCGTTACATTCCAGGATGGCGGCTTGGCCGGCTATGACCTTGCAATCGTCGAAGATAGTTGGGACAATGACTTGAAACAGTTCAAACTAAAGCAGAATGACCAGGAAAACGCCTTGAAAGTCCCCGGTGACATTAATTTCTCTGTCGGTGACAAGTTTATCCTTACCGGCCTGAAAATGCCGCAAAGCTACAGGGATAACGCTTCATTACAGCTACAGGAAGAGGCGCAAGCATGGTTGGATGGCAAGTGTGAGAAACGCATCCAGTTACGAGGAAAATGTGATGAAATTGTTTTTCGTTTGCAAAACATCTTTATCGCCTGTGGCCAGATGGTTGGCGTATATTCTGAACAGTTGGATATCGATCGAGAGATTCGTGTTACCAAAATAAAAAGGTATATCGAGAAAGACGGTACACCTTCATACCGGTATGAACTTACCTTGTCCGATTTTCTTGAATCGAATGGTTTTAAGGATCTGGTGGATGATGTGAATAAAGTGCCGGAAGAGATTGAGGATGCGGTTAAGCCGGTTCGGGAACATACGAAACGTTCATGGCGGGACGTGATGGAAACTTTGGGCATGATGTTTGACCCGGAAGGAGATTATTTCACTGAACTTATCAAGCCGTTGGCCGTGCATACGGCTCAACTTATCGTCGGCACCAATTCCCAGCAGATGGAGCTTATAGGGATGAAGTTTATTCCGAATGCGGACAATGATGCCAACTATTTCAAGAATACGACAGGAAAGTTAGTACACTTTACCGTTAGCGAGGAAATCCGTGAATGGGCTATTCCGGCGGCTTCTTTCCGGCTGAATAATTCGCTTGCCTATTATGTTTATGCCAAATGTCCAAAAGAAGGAACAAATGGCTCAATATATGTCAGTGAACGGCAGATAAAGTTAGAGGATGAAACAGGGTTCTATCATTTCTGGGTAGGGGTGCTCAATACTCCGGAGGATGGCGTACGCTCTTGGCTTCCGAATTATGGATACACTGAGATTGCCGGCCAGACGATCACGACAGGATTGATAAAGGACAAGTTAGCCCGATTGGTGATTGATCTGGTGAATGGGACTATAACCGGACCTGTGATATTCAAATCCGGAACATCCGGTTATAATAACATTACTGACCGTCCTAACCTTCAACCGTTGTATGATGGGGTAAATGATGCCCTGACGGATGCAGAGAATGCGTCGAATGCAGCCAACAACGCCCAATTGACTGCAAATAACAAGGCAAGGGTATTTTATCAAACGACGGCTCCAACATCGGGTATGCGAACGAATGACTTATGGGTGGATGGGGAGAATATCTATAGATATAGCGGTTCTAAATGGGTTCTTGCCTCAAAATATGACAATACAATAACGGAGATCAATGGCGGACTCATAACTACGGGTGCGATCGCTTTTGGAAGCACAGGTGGAATGTCGGCGTCTGGTACAATCCGTATTTGGTCGGGAGGAACAGCCGGGGCGAAAGGGCAACCACCCACTGATCCGACATTCCGGGTAGAAAGCAATGGAAACGTGGAAAGTAGAGGAAGTATCTATATAGCAAATTCAAATGGAGAAAAACTTGCCGGGTTATCGGGAGGTGGAACTGCCGGAAACTCTGTTCGAATCTGGGCTGGAAATGCAACACCTGCAAATGCTCCGTTTAAAGTTTATCAAAATGGGGATGCCTACATCGGAGGACTTAGGATGGAGTCTGGAGGACTATTCTCGGATAACCGCTATTCCGGTGAATCGTCTTCTAAATTTTTCCTTTATTCATCAGGAAGTAATGCGTTTTTGGGATTTTCATCTTCCGGTAAATGGGCCGGCCTAGGTCTAAATACCTTGCCGTCTACGCTTGGGGGAACAAGTGCTTTGATGCGCCTTGAGTATACAACTAATCACAACGATATAAATTATGGGGCTGTGATAAATGTTAATGGTGGCTATCGCAACTACGCATTATTCTGCAATGGGGGGTTAAGACTGAATGGTGCGATATCGACCGCAAGATATGTCAGACCGGGGGCAAAGACTAATGCGATTATAAACGATATAGGTTATATGGATACCTATCTCTTTCAACCAACGTCATATATTAACGTTTATCTACCTTCCCGAAATACTGTCTCAAGTAAAATGGGAACTGTTTACAACGATTATGGAGATTCCTGGAGTGAAATCGGTTATAATTCTGTCATATTCATACATGTAATAGTTTCGAGACACGCAACTGATGCGATATGTGTACGACCCGAAGACACAAATACTCCGTTAGTAAATGAAAACGGAGACTCGATAACTCTTGATATGCGTAAAGGCGATTGCGCTACATTCGCATATATTAATCAAACATGGTACTTGTTTAACAAGAACTTTTGACAATAACATCATTAAAATAAAAGTATGGAACTGACATTAAAAGACAGAGTATTAATACTCAACACCGTGTTACCACAGTTTGACACGAGAAAAAACATGGAACTGAAAGTATCGATAGACAGTAAGATAGCGATCTCGGAGGTTGATCAGAAGCGTATCGTTATCAAAGATATGGGAAGCGGGCAAATCAATATAGGGTTTACCGATGCAGCGGCCATAACGGAAACAACAGATATCGTTTTGACAGACGAAGAACTTCAATACCTCAAACAACGTGTTGACTTCATAGATCGCAACGGCATGTTCTCTGAGTTCACGATGCCGACGTATGTCAAAATTTTGGATGAACCGCTAAAAGAGGAGTAACCGGGCGAATAATATAAAAATCCGCCTCCCATCTATCACAGGCCGGAGGCGGAGAAATAACAAACACTGCCTTATGGCAATGAAAAAAACTCGTAACAAAGATGATCAAATAAAACAGAAGGAGGTGTAAAGTGAATGTAGAATTAACTGACATCCTGACAATCATCGGAACATTGGGAGGATTCGAGGCGATAAAATGGGGGATTAGCTTCTATACGAACCGGAAAACGAATGCGCGTATCGAGGATGCCCATGCCGATGTAGAGGAGTTCAAGGCTTTACGTGAGTATAACGAGTTCCTGCAAAAACAGCTATCAGAAAAAGAAGAACGCTTTGTAGAACAAACCGGAAGGCTTCGACAGGTACAGGATGAGCTTTTTACTTTGAAAGAGAGCTATTCGGATGTCAAGCTTGAACTTGCCATGAAAAGATGTGAGAGAAAGAAATGCGGTGATCGTGAACCGCAGAATGGGTATTAATAATAGGAGGATAAAAATGAAAAAGAATAATTTACCAAGAGGTTTAAGAAATAATAATCCCGGAAATATCCGGATTAACGATGATTTGTTTCAGGGAGAAATCCGTCCAAGCAAGGATAAGTCGTTTAAGCAATTTACAACAATGGCTTACGGATACCGGGCTATGTTTAAAATATTGTCTAACTACTTCAAAAATTACAAGCTCGACACTATCCGTAAGCTGATTACCCGTTGGGCCCCACCGGAGGATAATAACCATACGGAAGCCTACATTATGGCTGTATCTGATTATGCCGGAATTCCAGCTGATGATTCGATCAATGTGAACGACCGTGAGCAGATGATCCGTATTGTGTCCGGAATGAGCCGGGTGGAGAATGGACGGGAGGCGGAGATGAGTGATATTATTGCGGGGTGGGAGATGCTATAGCTCTTGTCCCTAGAAGCGCTCTTTGAATTGTTGGAATTACCGAATTATGATTTATAGCATACATAATTGATCTGATCAAGTATTTAAAATTTGTATTTTTGTATTGTATTTATTGAGTTAAGATGATGGAGCAAAAGAATAACGTGGATGCCATATTGTTTCATATTGAGCATTCGAAGCCAATTGAAATATCAGAGTTTGTGACTTCTTTGAATGCAATTGGAAATCTTTTTTCTTTATTTGCAAAGAAAAATGGGGATTGCAAAGAAGCTGCTAAATCCAAACTTTATGTAGAAAAGATAGAGGAAGGATGCATTGATATAATCCTTTGTGAAATAGCATCAGCTGGAATACTTCCGTTTATAGAAAATATGAACATCATTCTTGAATTTTCATCTTACATCAAGAATGTGTTGGATTTCTTTACGAAAGGTGTTGGGCTAAAGCCTGATTTAGATTTGAATGAATGTAAAAATTTCAAAGACCTCGCATTGGTTACAGCCGGTGATAATAATGGGATTACGACAATCGGAGCCATCAATAAGGGAGATAAAAGCAATATATATTACAACTGCACATTTAACTTCCAAGAAGGTAATAGTGCTCAAAACCAGTTGGAAAAGGAAATTAAATCCATTAAATCCGTTCAGCCTGTTACAGATATGTATTCAAGGCAATTGATGACCATATACCAAATGCGTAGTGATATGGAGACTGATAAAGGAAACATGGCTGTGATTGATGCTATATCTAAAAATAAAATGGCAGTTGTGTTTGAAACAGATGAGTTAAAAGAAATGATACTTCATTCAGATTCAAACCCAACAAAGAAAGCATATCTAGTTGATGTAGTTTTACTAACTGTAAATGGAAAAATTGCAGCTTACAAAGTCATGGCGTTACATGATGTCATAGATTTAGAATAGCGTAATTATTTCATATCATCATAGGGCGGTAATTTCAAGTTAAAAGATTTACCGCCTTTTTCATATCCGGGCGGCATCCAAATATGGGTATGGCTATGAAATATTAATCATGAAAACTTGGCATGTAATACAGATTTTGATTCTTTGTTTTCTCAGTTTTCTGACCGGCCGATGTACAAAGAGGGCAGAGATCGATTTTGTCCAAAAAACAGATACTGTTATCCATCGTGACACGATTCGAGATAGCATCCCTTATCCTGTCTACGAAACAGTAATTCAGACTGTACCGGAGATGTTTCCCATCTATATCACTCTTGAGGGAGATACAGTGAGAGAGCCGATCTTTGTTCCGATCAGGATCACACAGAAAGAATACTTGACGGACGATTATCATGCTTGGGTGTCTGGATATAATCCTTCACTCGATAGTATTGATATATTTCGAAAGACAATGTCTATAACAAAACGGCAGTCATCCCGTCGCTGGGGAATAGGCATCACGGCCGGTTATGGTATTGGCCGAAATGGCTTATCTCCATATGTAGGGATTGGGGGATATTATAGGATTTGGTGAACTACTACCGCTAAATTTTCAGTTTAGCGGTAGTTTGTCAAATATGTGATTAGGGTTCATTTAAAAAGGAATCGGAAATAGTTTTGTTATTAGAAAAATAGAAGTACATTTACTGGATATTTTGCAAAAATAACATTTATATGAAGTTTTTTTATCAAACGATGCTTGTATTGTCGAGTGTTTTTTTGTTTTCTTGTCATCAAATATCGGATAGGAAGTTAAGGTGTTATGAGAATCCTTTAAAAACAACGGACAGTACTGAATTGTATATAGCTGATCCTTTTATCTATAAAGCCGGTGGTTTATATTACCTGACAGGTACGACTGCATTGCCGGAAGGAGAAGGATTTGCTTATTATATTTCTTCCGACCTGATTAGGTGGAAGTATCAAGGTCTTTTGTATCGTAAACCAAAGGATCACATCGGCTGTTATGGCTTTTGGGCTCCAGAGGTGAAATATTACGAAGGGCGGTTTTATATGACTTACAGTTGTTATATGAAAGATTTGGATCGGATGCTTACTTGTCTTGCTGTCAGTGAAAAGCCGGGAGGACCGTTTATAGATCTTTATACTCCTTGGTTCGACTTGGGCTATTCTGCCATTGATGCAGACATTTTTGTTGATGATGACGGGACGCCTTATGTATATTTCAGCAAAAATGGAATGCAGGATACGTTGGCTACTGGTGAACTTTATGGGGTGAAATTAAAAAAAGACCTTTCCGGATTGATGGGGGAACCTGTTTTTATATCTGGCGCTTCGCAAACATGGGAAAAGGTTAACTGGGATAGGAACCGATGCAATGAAGGTGCTTATGTGTTTAAAAAGAATGGAAAGTATTATATGACTTATTCCGCCAATGATACCGGCTATGAGTTTTATGGAGTAGGGGTTTCTTATGCGGATAGTCCACTGGGGCCTTGGGTAAAGAGTGAGGATAATCCTCTTTTGACTACGGATCTTCCTAAAGGGGTTTCTGCACCGGGACACAATTCGATAGTAGAGGCTCCGAATGGTGATCTGTATATTGTTTATCATCGCCATGCTGATGTGCATTGCCAAAAACCGAATTGGGATAGAGTGGTCTGTATGGATCGATTATTCTTCGATGAAAAAGGTAAGTTATGTACTGATGGGCCATCTTCTTCGTTACAACAGATTTGTTGGTAACCTTAATTTAGTTTTAGTGTTATAATGAACAAAACCATTAATCCGAGGCCTTTCTCCTTTCCGGAAAAAGACATTCAATTCGATGGAGCAATCCTCTGACAAATCAACTCTTAAGAAACTACGAGCATCCTAAGTAACGATCTTTTTACTCGAAACAGAGTGGCGGTTAGCGGATTTTTATTCAAGAAAAACTGTGTTAGCAAAGTTAATATTTTATTCTTTGCTGACACAGTTTAATTTACATCCTCTTTCGTTTTGAAAATTTGTACTTTTCGTTTTGCCAATTATACTAAGTCAAAAGATATATGTAATTTCTTTTGTTTCATTTCTATTTAATTTTTAGTTCATTAGTTGATCCATCCATTCAACAGCCTCTTCAATAGAAGCGGCTTTTTTAAACTCTTTGGTAACACAATATCTCATATACTCACAACAAAGTTCCTCAGAGTCATTAAAATATATGTTAAAGGCTCCGTTATCGTCCGCTCCGGTACAGGCTATCCCCAATTCCAACGCTTTTTTCACATTTTCTTTATCACGGGGAAAATAAGCATAAGTATCACCACTGCACCCCTTTAATCCCACCAATCTTATCAATGGTTCCATATTCATATTCTTTAGTAGTTATGATTCAGATAAATATTTTATCAAACTCTCTTTGTCTTTGAAAAGTCTTTTATCCCATTTGGGATAATTGTTTCTGGGTACACTAAGTCCATCTGACAGCTTATAAACCATAAAGAAATTATCATCAGCATAGGATATTTCGATGATTATTTTGCTTATAGTTGTATGGATAATGTTATCCCCGCTCAGATAGCATACGCTATCTCCTACGTTAAATTCAGTATCTATATTCATACCTTTTTTAAATAATAACTGGGTAATCTTGTTACTAACAAAAATAAAAGTTACTTTTGTAAAAAATCAATCACTTGCAAGATGAGGAGTCTTGCTGTTTTTAAACGAGGTCAAGCGTTTTTATATGATTGAATAAAGTGGATGCCAGATTGCCGTCTGCATTCACTTTTATTTAATATTGAGTTATCCAATCATTGTGATTATCGTGAATGTTGCCAAGGCGCAGGCTGCCATTTTTCACCATAAAAAATATGTCAGCCGCAGTAGGCATATTTTGCCATGACAATTGAAATTGACATAAGATACTATTCCACTCAACAACTCCAACATTCTTTCCTGTTGGGTCATTCATTATATCACCCTCGTAAATCTCCTTTCCGCTCTTGTCTTTTAGGCCAGTGTATTGACCTATAGTTGTTTTATCACACATAACTCCAGACAATTGAAAGAAGTTGTGGGTTCTAAAGTTAGAAACCACAAACATCAAAACAGCAGTTTCCCATCCTTCTTCTCCATCACCGCATTGAAAACACTTTTATAGGTTTCATATAATTCTTTCCTATTTTCTGGTCCTGGCCAATCAGCGAAAGACTCTCCTGCAAAGAATTTCCAAGCAAAGATCCGTTTGGCTTTTTCGGATAAGCTTAATTGATCGATTATGTTCCGGATATCCTGCATACGTTCCCGGATATATTCGGTATGATCCGGGCTGTCATCGGGTTCGTCGATGATATTCAGCCGTCGCCAATCTACATTCTCATCTACCGGAATAGGCTTGTATTTATGCCGGTATGGAGACGTGTCCGAGGTAACGTTTAGTTTTATCATTTGCAGGATATAGAAGTCAAGTTCAGTATATTTACCCTTTTTGGCTTCCATTAGCCGGGAGAGATGCCCGGAGGGCTTCTGAAGCAGCATACACATTACCTCGTTCAATACGTCAATAGCTTCGTCTGTCATTCCGGCAAGTGAGCAGTGATACTTAGCGTAATCCAGCCACCTGTCGTAACGTTTCTCAATATATTTATTCAATGCCTCACTTGCCATAGTCGTCTTTATTTGATATATTTGTTTCTGATTGTAAGGGGGTGGCGCTGTGAGGCGCTGCCTTTCTTATTCCTCCTCTTCGTTCGTATCAAAAAGATTTGCCATCATATCAACAATATTCGTCTGGATATTATCTTCAGCCCCCAATACGGCATTACTGATATGCTTCTTTTCTTCAATGATCCTGTAGAGCTTCTGGTCAATCGTCCGACGGCCGAGCAGGTAGTAGCAATTCACTGAGTCTTTCTGCCCGATGCGATGGGCACGGCTTTCTGCTTGATCACAATCTGCATACGTCCAAGGTAGCTCAATAAAGGCGACATCGCTGGCTGCTGTGAGCGTAATACCGGCACTGGCCGCTTTAATGGAACAGATGATAACGTCCGTCTTCGGGTTCTTTTGAAAGGCATCGACAGAAGCCTGCTTCTCCTGCATATTCTGTCGTCCGGTGACGCAGACGGCGGAAGGAAAAGCTATCATCAGGCGGTCTACAATTTCATGCAGGTTACAGAACAGGATGATCTTTTTCCCATTCTCCCGAAAGTCCTTCACGAAGTCGATAACCTCTTTCAATTTACCGCGTGCAGTAATATCTTTCAGAATACCAATACGAACCATCACTTCCCCTTTCAGTGACTTTTGGATTTTTTCATCATCTGCTTCCTTGTAGCGTTTCAGGTAATCGATCAGATCGCGCTCCGCATCCATATATTCCTTGCGGTTCGTTATCTCACAGGAAACAATCTGACGCACTTTATCCGGTAGTTGGGTGAGTACTTTCGACTTTTCTCTGCGGAAGAAGCAGTGTTGCCATAGCTTATAATTTAGCTCCTTTAGATTGCTCGCTTGGTTAGGACCGGAACAGTACCGAAGCATAAAACCTTTCCATCCACCCATATCAATCATGCGATCCATAATACCCAATTGTGCAACCAGATCCTTTGGTTTGTTGACAACAGGTGTCCCAGTCAGCAAGATGATATATTCTTTCCCGGATGCAATGCCTTTGCAAAACTTGGTCTGCTGGGTGGCCGTTGATTTGACTTTATGCGATTCGTCGATTATCACGGACTTGAACAGTTTGATCGTGTTGTGAAATTCGACATCTTTCAATGTCCATTTCTCTGCCTTCGTGATCCGCCGGACAAAGTATTTTCGTAGGCTTTCGTAGTTTACGATAAAAACCTGGTTCATGCCTGTCTGCCAAAAGAAAGGCCAGCTATCGCGGACGGAATCGGTTAATACCATCGCTTTCTTGTCTGTAAACTTATGCCATTCCCTTTGCCAATTGATCTTGACAACATTCGGACAGATTACCAAACAGGGAAAGGCATCAGCTTTGTTGATGGTTGCGATGCTTTCAAGTGTTTTGCCCAAGCCCATATCATCCCCATTGATAAACCGTTTCAGTTGCAAGCCTCGTGCGATTCCTTGCAGTTGATAGGGGTAAGGCTGTACTTTCAGTCCATGTTCTCCGTCTAGTTCCGGCATTTCCGGTATTTGAAAAGCAACATCCTCCTCTGTCTGTGATTGTGCAATCGTTCCCCATTGTACCGGTTCGAAATGGCGGACGTAATAAGTCAATTGATCCAATTCTGCTTTGCATTTGTTGGTTGCCGGAATCAGCCATGCGCCCGTTTGTTTGTCCCACCAGCGGATGGAAACAGAGCTTTTCAGCTTGTCTACAACCTGCTGGCGGTATCTGTCAAACTTCACCGCATAACATTGACCTTTTTCTGTATTTTGCAGTGTAATTGTCATAGTGGTAGGTGTTATGCAAATTCGTCAAACGCTTTTATCTCTTCGGCGACTTCCTCCATTTCTGCTTTTTTCTTGCGGCTGCGTTTCTTCGGCTTCGGCTCTGCTTCTCCGGTAATATCGGATTCTTCAGGAACATCGAAATCGAACGATTCTTGTTTGATTCCATATTTTCCGCCGAACAAGTAAGCGTCCACTTCGTAGTCAAGTCGGCTGACCGCTTGTCTTAAAGCATCCCCATACGGATATCCCTCGCCGGATTCGTCTTCGAATTTTGTAAACGGGACGGAAAGGTTAAGGACTTGTCCGCTTTTCAATAGCTTTTGTGCCTGGATAGAAACACCGGCCGATTCGTCTGATCCACCTTTGCTATACCCAGTGACAACGATATTTTTCAGTTTCTCATTCAGATCATCATCCGAAGGATTTTCGATATTTACAACTCCGGCTTCTTGCATTTCGCAAATCTTGACGGCATGAGTCTTTAACAAACTCATGGCATATAACAGGTCCGGATGAACGAATTGCTGGGATGATTTGGTTACTTCGTTCTTGTAGTTTGCTTCTACAAATCGCTCTGTGTAGTCAGCTGTTACCTGATTGTTTTTAAGTTTGACTTTCTGAATTTCATACACAGGTTGTTCTTTTACTAATTCATCTTCCATACTTTTTAAAATTTAGGATTGTTATAACTTTGGGGCGCTAAGGCCATTTCTGCTTTTGCTTTACTGATTACAGTGCGACACCATTCCAGTTGATGAGTCGCGGTCCGGTTCAAACGCTCACACCAATCGACAAGATATTGTTCATCTTTGCACAGACTGTCAATGATAGCATTTACTGCCTTGGAGGTAGCCCCGGCACGTGAGGCTGTTTCCCGTAACGTATCGAAGACTTCCGATTTCTTTTTCCCGTTCAGATGGTATTTGGCATCTGCTAACAGTTTCCCGGTCCGGGCGATATAGACGGCAAGGTCGTTCCCACGTAGGACAGCTTCTTGGACTTCTTCACTCATGGTAATATTCAGATAGGAATCAATGGCTGCCAACTCGTTGGATATTTTATCTATGGGTGTGATGTTTAAATTCATGTCTGTTTGTCTTTAAAATATATCTTCCGAAAAAAGGATATCCTATTTATTTTCAACCGAACAGCATCCACCACCGGAAGGCAAGTTCTTCGTACTTTTCTTTACCTTTCTGGTAAATCGTATCGCCTCGTTTAATGAATGCTTTGAACACTTTTTGATTTTTCTTGGAGATACCATAGATGAAATCCTGCCGACTGCCTGCGATATCCATATACCAGGCGCGGGAACGGTCCCAATCGAAAAAGTCAATAGCTTCATCGAATTGTTTTTGTGTGCTGGCAAAAGTGCTTTTCAGGTCTCCCCCGAATCCGTAGGTCGGAAGCCACCAGTCCCATTTGCACCGGGTATCGAGCGTGTATTTGAAGTTGCCATATTGGAAACATTGGTTCTTATTGACCATGAATCGTTGAGTTTCCGCCTTAGCAAGCACTTGGGCCAGGAAAGGATCGTGTCGGGCTTCCATGCGGAGGGACTTCTTCATGGCTTCTGCCAGTTCCCAATCCTCGCCGGAATACAATACATCATCTACCATGTGCTTATCATACCTGACCCTTTCCGGTTCGGTAATCATCGCATCGATTAGGCTGCCGAATTTGAAAGCTTTCTCCTTGTCCCCGTATTGGGTACGGGGATAGAGGAGGTTCTTTAGTTCCGTAAGGTCCGAGTTGCTAACCTCCGACCGTTGGTAATACGTATCTTGCATCTTCTTCCTTGAGTTTTAGATATTCAATGACTGCAAAGTCAAATTCGAAATTGTAGGTGTTATCCATCAGCCACCGGAACCATTTGCGGCCCTCTTCCGTATCGAGAATCTTTTTCAGAATACTTGGCTCGCGTCTGTATTTTCCGAAGTTTATCCATGAGGACAGATAGAGTTTCTTTTTCATATCATTTGGCTGTTACATCATCGATATACTTTACATATGCGGACTGGATTTGCTCTCCGTCCTTATTCACAACTTTTTCGCAGTAGGTAATCATCTTCTTATGTACCTTCTCTAGATCCTCCATGCTCATATTGATTCCTTCGCGCATGAACCACATCTGATATACCTGCATGAATCCTTGTGGATTGGTTATCTGGATCTTCTTCTTGACCTTGGCTTTCGTTGGAGTAGGGGACATGCTGGCTGCTGAGAAATCAAATGCTGCCTGTACTTCGGCAGCAGACTTTTCTGCAGCCGCTTTGGCCTTAGCCTCTTCTTCCCGGCGTTTGCGTTCTTCTTCCTGCTTTTTTCTTTCTTCCGCTTCCTGTTGTTTTCGCTCTTCTTCTATACGGGCTGCTTCGGCCGCATTGGTACGGCGTAGCTCTTCCTGTTCTTCCAGTTGTTTGCGGAGGCTGGGGAGTTTGTCGATCAAATCCTGCTTTGTACCCTCTATTTCAAAACGGTAACGTTCTGTAAAATCTTTCTTCTTTTGTATAGCGACTTCATTTTTTATTGCCTTACGGGTTTCTGCGTCCATATAGAAGGTTTGTTTGTTGTCAGAAACGTTTTCAACAAAAGCACTCCAGGAGAAATTTATACTTGTTTCGGATATTCGTCGGCATACATCGTTGTAGGTAGCGAGAGTAGCGCGGTTGAACATGCTGTTTAGTGCATTGATATGCTTTTCAACGTATGCGGCATACGCTGTATCCAACATGACAGAGATATCCGATCGGTATTGAGCCTTTTCGTTCTCCAACATCTGTTTACGGCGAGCTTCCTCTTCCCGTCGTTTTTGTTCGGCAATCTTCTTGGCCGCGTATTTGTTACGGGCCTGTTGGAGCTTATAAGGAATAGTGGTGACCGATTTGACGTCGATAGCCGATTCCAAAGAGGTAAAAGACTTGCTGACCGTAGCCAGAAGTTGCGTCAATGGCTTACGACGCTTGTTCATGTTTTCTATTGTTATTTTCGTCTTTGCCAAATACTCTGAGACCTTCGCATCCAGTTCATCCGAGCTAATACCTCCTTCCGCTTCAATGGTGTCCAGAAGTGTTTGTCCGGCTTGGTTACATGTCGATACGGAAGTTTGGTTGCGTTGCAAGGTGGCAGGAGCCGATTGCATGATCTGATTGAATTCTTCCACTTTAATAAGAGAATTGTTAGCTTGTGTATCCATTGTGATAAATTTTTAAGTGATTGATCGAGTTTATTAAAATCCGGCGTCTTCATCTTCCTGTGATATTGGGGTTGTTATACCTGATGCGGGTACCGGTTCCGCTTGTGGTTGCTCTCCGAATTCCTGTAAAGGGTTTTCCGATTGAGGTTGAAGGGCTTGTGGCTGCTGTCCGGGTTGATTGGGCTGAATAACGGTTGTTTGTTCTAATCCGTAGTCAATATCCTGCGGTTCTTCTTGAGTTTCGAATACAGTAAACTTTCCAGTCCGGACTTTGGGATATCCGTCGAATGCGTGTTTAATTAGTTTGCTTTCCAAGAACCCAGGATCGATACTGCCTTCGTTTGAAGTATAGAGGGCATTCGCCTTACCTTCTTTTTGACGGGTTTGCGGATTCCAACGTTGGTTGTTTTTGTAGCTGTACGCCTCTAAGCGTTTGATATCACCCTCCATCATCCAATGCCAGTCTACAGTCCCATCGGCGCGGACAATACGGATAAAACCACCGATCACCTTATTTGATTTGCGGGGACAGGCCGCCTGATAGGTAACGGTCTTTACTCCGTCAACCAATCCCGGTGAGAATGTGTCACCTTCATAGCAAACAACCGGATTATCTACATACCGGACCTGTCCGGCACGCTGGCGCATAACCAATTCCCCATAACCGGTGATGGAAAGGTAAGCACGCAGTTCATAGATGTCGTTGCCATTGTTGTCCTTATAGCCGGTCTTCGTGCTGCGGGGGAGAATATAGCAGTGGGTGCGTCCTGTGGGATCGAGAGACAGGCCGTTTACGGCAATATCTAAGAAACAGCCGTACAGGGACAGTGGAGAACATCTTTGCAGTTCCGGCTTGTCTTGTAAGATTTTCCGGAAGTTGAATTTTTCCTTTTCATAAATCTGAGTTCCTTGGCCGGTTCCCCAGATCGCATTGTACATGAATATAAACTTCTGTTCAACCCGGCTATCATCCGCTATCATGAGCGGATTTAGCTGATTTAGTTCAGCTACTTTAATTTGAATTTGATTTGACATGATTCTATTGTTTAAAAATTAATTACCAATGTTTCTTTATCGTGTAAACCATTGCCACGCAACCAGATGCCGTAACTATATGCTGGAAATACCCCAAGCAAATAGCGATAATACCAAGTATGGCAAGCGTTCCAAACAGGATGTAAAATCCCCACCTCGCTACTTGAGCGAGTTTCCAGTAATTTGTTTTCATACATCAATGATTAATTGGCAAAAGCCGTTTACTTGTCTTTGAAATAGCGAGTTGGATTTATATTGTAAACATCCTCCGATAACCCTTTATCTGGAGTGCCTTGCCGTGTTAATAATTCATTTAGTAATCGTATGGATCCAGAGCGCATTTATACAAGTCTTCCAACCTGTATTCGATTTTGCCTGGCCGTTTGTAACGCTGTAAAGTACCTTCTGATACCCATCGTTCTACATTCTGCCGTCCAAAGCGGATATGTGCTTCCTTTTGTCCGATAAACTCTCTGGTACCGGCTTGTATCTTGGTGATTTGCCAAGCGAGGTATTCAAGTTCGATTTTCCGAAAAGAAGGAATGTTTGGATAGGTTGTGTCGGTCTGCATGATTATTCGCTTTTAAAAAGATTCTTTTCGTTTGCATATCGCATAAACTCCGCCATAGAGTGTATCGAGAGTTTTCGGAACACGTTCTTCCGATGATTCTTTACGGTGTGGGACGATATAAAAAGCGCTTCCGCAATCTCTTCGTCTTTCTTGCCATAGTAGCAAAGCTCCATCACCCTAAGTTGACTGTCTGAAAGTGTGCTGTTGAACTTCGGTTCACAGATTTTTTTGAAGCCATCGCATTCCCCACGCAGCGGACAACCGACAAACTCAAATTTGAAATTCCAGTTCTCATCGATATCGATCATGTTGTCATACAGCCCGAAGTTGCATTTGATAAATCGGCGTACAGCCAAGAAATCCCGATAGCATTTATTTCCATCGTAACGGGCGTAATATTTACGGAGTGCCGTGTAAGCTTCCGGATAGAACTCTTCCAGCACCTCTAGAAAACGCTGAATAAAGTCGGTATCCGATTCCTTTAACTGGCGCTCTGGCTGTCCCTGTTCTTTGATGATTACTTCACCGGATGGAGTGGTATAGAATTCTATTGCATGCATGATTCTCCCTCCGGAAAAAGAATTTCTATAGGTGCGCCTAATTCTTTAGATATAGCCTTTTTGCAAAGCTTATCGGGGCTGAATGTGCCTCTTAACCAATTGTAAACAGTTTGTTCGGTACGCTCTGTTGCATTAGCAATCCGGCGAACGAACTCCTGTTTGGGCGTTGGAATCTTATCAAGTGCTTCATATCTGTCTTTGAAAGACAGTTCACTTGCTCCATGACTTTGTAGGGTTAATTTTTCCATTTTTACCTCCTTACATTATTATATATATACTAATTTCTTTACCTTTGATGTTGTATTAATTATTACAGGTGCAAATATAAAACATGTTTGATTTTTTTCAAATAAAAATCAAACATTTTTGCGCTTAAAATCAAACATTTTTTATTATGTTAGAGTTACCTCCTATAAATCAAAGGATTAAAAATATTATAAATGAAGAAGCAAATGGTAATAAAACTGCTTTTGCCAAAATGATGGGCTATTCTAGTTCTCAGAAAATTAATAGATTATTTATAATAGATGAGCGGAATAATAAATATCCTACACCTTCTGCTACTATATTGTCTGATATATCAAACAGGTTTGATGTTGATCTGAGTTGGTTGATAACGGGAGAGGGGAATAAAAAGAAAGTTGTAGAAGCTATACCTGTAAATGTAAATTGTATTGTAAATGTGCCACTTGTAAATCAATATGCTTATGCTGGTTATCTGTGTGGTTATGCGGATGCCGAATATATAGAGACCTTACCTACAATTCCTTTTATTGTTGATCACGAAGCTCATGGTCATTATATAGCTTTTGAAGTTAGAGGAGATAGCATGAACGATGGAACAGAAGATAGCTATTTAGAAGGTGATCGCCTATTGTGTCGTGAGATTAAGCGTGAATTGTGGATTGACTCAAAGTTACATATTCGGAAATGGGATTTTGTCATTGTTCATAAAGAAGGCGTACTTATAAAAAGGATTGTGGAACATAATGTAGAGAATGGAACTATAACTGTGCATTCTTTAAATCCTATATATCCAGATAAGATAATTAATTTATCCGAAGTATATCAGATATTCAATGTCATTGAATTCTTGAGACCAAGGAGAAGGTAAGTTAATACGGAACTACTATAAACAATTAAAACTATGATTTATTTCATTTTGATTATTATTGGATGTATCCTATTATTTATTGCTTTATCTAGATTTAATGATAAAAACAATCCAATAGTTATAGTAAACAAGAGTGATATCGCAAAATTTAAGATTGAATATCCTAACAGAAAACGTATTTTAGAAGATTCTATCCATTTGATTAAGAATACGGAAAACATTGAAACATTTTCGCATAGGTTGTCAGAGCTTAAAACGCAATACTATTGGATTCAAAGGCAGAGAAGCAAGGGGATTAAAGTGGATGATAAATATAATGATAACTACATTATTAATATATATAGGATTTCTAATATCAATCTACTAAGGATTGCAAATGCTTATCATGATAAGTATATAATGTCATTAAACGAAGGTAAGCAGTCTAAAACTAAGAAAGAAAGGACGGTTCAGGCACTCTTTCAATGTATAGATAATTTGCAAGATTATGATGATAAAGACAGTTGTAAAATGAAAATTGAATCACTAATTGACGATGTAAGTAATTAACAAGCTGGATATAAAGTGTATGTCCGTTATGGGTATGATATTATAATAATTAATAGTATTAAGTTAAGATGTATATGAAAAACAATTGGATTTCATTATTGGCATTATTGATTTCCTTCATAGCATTGATAATAACGTTTCTTCGGATAGATGTTACAATATCTAATGATACTTTTATAGGTATTATAGCTTCATTTATTGGTACTTGTGCAACAATTGTGGTTGGAGCACAACTATATAATTCGATTGAAGCAAGGAGGTTAATTAATGATATAAAAAAAGATCAGAAAAGTATAGAAATTAAATATCGAGATATCTACCGTCAAATTGGTAGTGTAGAGTCTAAGATGGAAGAATGGAATGGAAAATATGGAGAAATAAAGAACATGAGTGATATTTTGAAACTGCAAATAGAACGAATGTATTCTAATATCTATTTTATCCAAGCTTTTGCTGCTCAAAATGATTATCCATGGGATGCTTTTTTTATTTGTTTAAACTCTTTGTATCAAGCAATAGAATCCAAGAATAATGAAGTTGTTGAACCTTGTTTGCGTTTACTGAATACTATTGTGAGAATATTGAGAAAAGATGATAATTATAAGAAATATGAATTGAATCAGAGTGTAGAGAATGGTATAGTCGAAAATATTGACGAAATAAAAATCCATCCAGAATATGAGAATATTAGTACACCATTTATGTTCTTAGAATCCGAAATTAAAGAATTAATAAGGAAAAAACTTGAAAATTGAAATATAATGAAAGATAATGATAATAACTCAATAAAACTCCGCTGTATAACATTTCAATGATACATTTATTTATGGAAGATAAAGACAAAATAATAGCCTCACTCCGGAAGCAGTTCAAGGAAGCTGTCAGCCGGTGTAATGCCTTAGAGCAAGAAAATGCTCTATTGTCATATCAACTTGAAAAGATGGAGGAAAGATGTCTGGAATCACATTAAAGATAGACAAAGGCCAATCTTCCGCTTTCTCTGAGATTATGGGATTGCTCCAGTCTTTTCCTGGATTAAAGGAATGCAAGAAGCATTATTCGGTAAAGCTGACGGAAGAAGATGTTTTCCGGTTCCGGAATGAACTGGATCAGATTATGCAACTATTGCCGCAATTGAGGGAAAAGGAGTGGTTCGATATTCCGGCTTACGGGACGGATGAATGGGCTAACTGGATGATAGATTTACACAGGAAAAATATGTAACTTTGGAGGGTGGTTTACAAATAGTTTACAGTCGTATATGTAAATGATTAGAAATTAATAGATTAAAATATATGTCAGACAGTATTGTTATTATTCCCACGTATAACGAAAAGGAGAATATAGAAAATATTATTCGGGTTGTATTTGGGTTGGAGAAAGAATTTCATATTTTGATTATAGATGATGGATCGCCCGATGGTACGGCAGGTATTGTAAAACGGCTGCAAAAAGAGTTCCCCGAACGCCTTTTCATGGTGGAACGTAAAGGTAAGTTAGGATTGGGTACGGCTTATATCTGCGGATTTAAATGGGCAATAGAACATAAATATGATTTTATATTCGAAATGGATGCAGACTTCAGTCATAACCCGAATGATCTTCCCAAATTATATGCGGCCTGTATGGAACAGGGTGGTGATGTCGCAGTCGGTTCCCGCTACTGTAACGGTGTGAATGTCGTGAACTGGCCATTGGGACGTGTGTTGATGTCCTATTATGCTTCCGTATATGTTCGTTTTATTACTGGAATGAAAGTACAGGATACGACAGCCGGTTTCAAATGCTATCGTCGTGAGGTGCTTGAGACGATCGATCTGGATCGTATCCATTTCAAAGGATATGCGTTCCAGATAGAAATGAAGTTTACGGCATATAAGTGTGGTTATAAAATCGTGGAAGTCCCCATTATTTTTATCAATCGTGTATTAGGCACTTCCAAGATGAACTCCTCTATCTTCGGGGAAGCACTGTTTGGCGTATTGAAATTGAAATGGTGGAGTCTGTTTCGTAAATATCCCCAAAAAGGGAATCGAAAAGCGATTGCCGGATAATGCCATTATTGTAAAAAGCAATAAAAAGGGATATTCAGTAAATGTCTCCACATAATACCATGGCATATGAAGATGATAGAGTATAATCACTTCATATGCCATTATTATTGTCATTTTTCTGTATATTCTCATATACTCTTATCGGGCAAGACATGAAGCTCCGGAAGAAGTCTGATGACCTCTTCTGATTCTATCTGTAAATTCATGTCATGCAGCTTTCCCCGTTCTGTTCCTGATCTTGTCAATCATCAGTATGGCATTTGCCGTATGTATTCCGAGGAAAATCAACAGGATTTCCGTATTCCTGTTCCTAGCTTTTATTCTTGAGAGCGAGTAATGTTGCTTTTGAGTGCCGAAGCTTCCTTCAAGCCGGGTGGCCCTTTCTTTTGAGAGTTCGCATCTAAGCACCTTCCTCAAAGGCTCATCTTGGGCCGCCCTTCCCTTGCGCACAAAGGATGTGGATATCCCATATTTTGTAC